TCATACAAACAGAAAAGCCACCTGAGCTTCCTCAGATGGCTTTAGTCTGGTTGACTGCTTCAGAGCTTGCGCGAACAGATTTCCACAATTGGCCTCGTTTGAAATGCTTGAATTATCATTGTTTTCGTCGGAGCATAAATCCAAGTCAACGGTATTGCTATCCCCGAAGCAATTAAAAACCAGTTTCAATCGGTTGCCATCATCGTAAACATAGGCCGCGACCAGAAATGTGTTGAAAAGGTCTTCCTGATACTGACGATCGTAAACATCGCCGTTCCTGAATAACAAAAGGCTTGATATGAGGTTTTTACGATCAACGTGAACGAGGTCTTCTTTTGCTGAGTTCAGTTTGGCGCTTAAATCTGACTGTTGAGCCTCCAACTCAATGAGCCGGTCGCGGGTCGTGCTTGTAATGACACCCTGTTCAATGGCCTTCATCACATTTGAGATAGAGGACTTGATGTCGGCTAACTCATTCTCCAAAGAGGTGATTTGAAGCTTTCGGTCTTCATCTTCCCAGTATTCGATAGTTTTATCTGCAATCCATTCAATGACATCATCAGTCAGACAATATTGCTTGATGGCTTGGGCAACCGCTGGCTCGATGATATCCCGGCGAATATTCTTTTTGTCACAGGTGCGTCCCACGCGCCTATTCTGGCAGGCGTAATAATGATGAATGGTTCCGGTCTTGGAAGTGCCGGACATTCCGATCATGTAGCCCCCGCAGTGTCCGCATCGTAGCTTCCCGGTCAGAAGGTAATCATCTTCGCCGGGTCGATGCCGGCCGTTTTTCCTTCGGTTTCTCATCCTGATTGCCTCCTGAACCTTGTGCCACAGGCGGTCATCTATAATGCGCGGAATACCGCCCTCAATGCGAGTTTCACCGTAAATGTAAATCCCGCGATACCTTTCATTGGTGCATAGGCCGTGAAAACTGCATTTGTTCCACTCGCCATTGCTGCCGGTTTTGATACCCCGGCGGTTTAGATCACGGGCAATGCTCGTATTGGTTTCACCAGAGGCGACGCGCGTGAACACCTCCCGGACGACTGCGGCGGCGGGTTCATCTAAGACGACTTTTCCGTCGGAACCGCGCTTGTAGCCGAAAGGCTGCTTTCCGTTTGCGATGCACTTGCTGGCGTTGTCCATCAGACCGCGGCGAACATCCTCTGCCAGATTGTCCGAGTAGAACTGGTTGACATTCATCATCGACCGCAGAGCAAACCGACCAGCCGCGCTGTCGTCAAAATCTTCCTCGGCATAGTAGACTTTGACACCGCAGTCAACCAGACGAGCTTCGTTCACCATCGCCTGCATCATATTTCTGCCCATGCGGTTGGACTTCCATGCAAGCACATAGCAGAACTTCCCGTCCTCAGCATCATTCATCATACGTTGGAATGCCGGGCGATTGTCGGTGCGGCCGCTGATTGCCCGGTCTTCGTAGGTCACGGTGATTTTCAGACCCAGCGAAGCAGCGTATTTCCGGCAAGCCTCAATCTGCTGCTCGATGGAAACATCCCTCTGGTTGTGGGACGAGTAGCGGGCATAGATGACGGCATCGCCGCTTGCCTGTTTCTTTTTTCTTGCCATTGTAATTTCCTCCGAGGTACACTTTGACAAGCCTACCCGGAGGTGGTACAATAACATCTGTGAGGTTGGCTGTTATTACCCTCTGGGTAAGCTGATCTGGAACGCCTGCGGTGTTGGTAGCACCGTGGGCGTTTTTTATTTCAATCAAAGATGCTTACTTCTTACATATCAAAAACGGAAAAATCCGCCAAAACGCTGACAACGTTGCAGCATCCTGTTATATTTGAGCCACTTCCGGGAGCAAATACGGCAGAAAAGAGGTGGACTATGTGGAAAACAAGAAATTTGAAGATGAGCTGAAGGAACAGCTTCGGAAGATTTCTGTTAAGCAGAGGATAATGCTGCTTCGGCTTATTCGTTCTGAGCGAGAAACTGAATGTAGCTCAGAGCCTGCTGCTTTTTCTCAGAACTGAGATTAAAAATCGCTTTCATAATTTCCGCATCCAGCTCGTCCTCAGCAGAGAGGGCGAGCTTTTTGCTTTCGGGGTCATCAAACATTAAATCCACGGGCATGTCATCAACATTTACCAGCAAGTCTGTAAGGGTCATGCCCATTCCAGACGCAAGCTGCTTTAACCTTGGAAGGGTGGGGGTGACAGGTAAACCGGTGCTTGGATTGATGCCCTTTTCCAACATAGAAATATAGCCATTGGACAATCCGCATTGATTGGCAAACTGCCGCTGGGAGAGCCCGTGATCTTTCCTATATGCGGAGATTAAGTCGCGAAGTGTCATGTTGCTTCCCTCCAAATTGTTTAATCTATTATACATTCAAAGTGACGGAATTGTCAATGGACTTTGTGTAATTTTTTGAACAAAAATTGTTCAATCGGGTTGACAATCCGGCGTGAAAGGTGTACTATGGGTGTGCAATCGGTTAAACAAAACCGGTGCATGAAGCAGGAATGGAGGTGAAATTGATGGGTTTTAAGATTAGAGAGGTTCGGAAGTCGCTGAAAATGAGTCAGGAGGAACTCGCAGAAAAAAGCGGTGTGAGCCGAGGAACCATCGTTGCGCTGGAAAGTGGCACAGAGCGCGTCACCACAACAAAAACATTGGTTGCACTGGCGATTGCAATGGGTGTCAGCGTGGACCAAATTTTTTTTGCTGATGATGTTTAATCGAATGAACACTCAACACAGGGAGGTTCCCATGAACACCGACATCCACGTCCGGTTGGACGAAATCAGTCCCGAAGATACCGCCCGGCTGGCGCGGGGCTGCAAGAGGCTTTACCTCAACATCATCGCCATGCCGGGCGGGCAGGAAAGGCTGGATGCCGCATGGGAGGCCTACCAGCAACGAAAGAAAGGAGGATGTCCCAATGGTTGAACTTCTCATGTTTCTGTATGGCGTTGATGCCGACCAAGCCGCGGCCAGATGCCCGGCGGCGTGGTTTGGTGTGATCGTGATGGTCATCGGGGTTCTGGGCTGGCTGGACTACTACGGCTGTTTCGATAGCCTTGGCCGTTGGCTGGGCAAGGTGCTGAAGGAGGTGCGCGATGTATTCTTCGTTTGACCCGACCGATGAAGAAGCGGGCTACCCGGAAGAACCCCGCTGTCCGCTGTGCCATGAGCGCTGCGATACCATCTATCGCGCCGATGACGGCACGATCGTAGGCTGTGACCGCTGCCTTGAAGCGGTCGAGGCATGGGAAGTCCCTGAGTGCTTCCCGGATAAGGAGTGATTTATGCGTCTTGCAAAATATTACTTCACCTACGCCAGCGATGGTTCCCATCCGTATTGTGGCGGCTGGACTGAGGTGTGGGCTCCGAATCGCAACCTTGCATGTACTGCATTTCGCATGGTTCACCCGGATAAGTTTCCCGGATTCTTGAATTGCGCCGGTGTGTACAGCGCTGAGGAGTTCAAGAAAACCCGCATGGCGGCCGCTGGCGGGAACTTCGGTTTCTGCTGTCAGGAAACCATCTCCATGGACCTTACCGTTACGGTACACGGAAAGGAGGTGATGTCATGAAAGCAAAGAAGCTGACCCGCAAGCAGAAGGAAGCCCTCTCTGCCGCCGGCTGGGACTGCACCGCATATCTCTGGGTTCGGGATGTCCCGAATGGCATGGTGCTTCTGAACAAGGGCACTGGCAAGACTGTTGTTTTTGAAAAGTGAAAGGAGGATGCCACATGGCAAAGGAAACCACATTGCAGGTCATCGAACTGCAGCAACTGCCCATCATCGTGGAGCGGCTGCATAGCGTAAAGGCTGACATTGAGCAGCGCACGGCTGAAGCCCTCTCGCTGGTCTGCACCGAGCAGACCTATAAGAGCGTCAAGGATGCCCGTGCGCAGTTGACCAAGGAATTTAAGGAGTACGAGGCCCAGCGCATTGCTGTCAAGGACAAAATTCTTGAACCGTATGCCGAGTTTGAGAAAGTCTACCGCGAGTGCGTGACGGTGCCGTTCCAGACCGCAGATGCAGAGCTGAAACGGAAGATTACGGACGTTACTTCCGGTATCGTGTCCCAAAAGACGGATGCCGTTCAGGAATATTATAACGAGCTGGTGGAGGCCGCTGGCATTGACTGGATAGACGATTTGACCTACCGGCCGAAGGTCAACATGAGTGACAGCGTAACTGCCCTGAAAAAACAAGCAAAGGCGTTTGTGGACGGCATTGTGTCCGACGTGGCTGCAATCGAAGCCACGGAAAACTCTGCGGAAGTTATGGTGGAGTACCGGAAGAACCTCGATCTGCCCGCAGCTATTAAAGCTGTGGATGACCGGCACAAGGCGCTGGAAGAACAGCGCAGACGGGAAGAAGAACGCCGTGCCCGGCAAGCGGAGCGTGAAGCCGCCGCAGAAAAGGTTCGCGCCGCTGCTGCGGCTGCGGCCCAGGAACAGCCCGAACCGGCGCAGGAAATCTCCGCAGACCCGGAAATGGCCGTGCAGCCTGAACCGGTGTCGCAACCCAAGCCGGAACCCATCTTTATGACCCGCTTCTACGCAAAGGGCACTAAGGCCCAGCTCGTCGGTTTGAAGCATTATCTTGAAAAGGAAGGTATTGAATATGGCAACCTCTAACAATCAGCTGCAAGCGCAGCAGAAGCCCAAGTTCTCCGTGGCAATCACCACCAAGGGCTACCAGTCCTTGATTTCCAATACCCTGCGCGACCCGGCCCGCGCCCGCCGCTTTACGGCCAGCATCACCTCGGCGGTAGCCGTCAACCCGGCTTTGCAGGAATGCGATGCCGGCACGATTCTGGCCGGTGCCCTGCTGGGCGAAAGCCTGAACCTCAGCCCGTCCCCGCAGTTGGGTCAGTATTATCTGGTCCCGTTCAAGCAGAAAGCCAAGTATGACCGCAACAATCGACTGATCCGACCGGAAATCACCACGGCCACGTTCACGCTTGGCTACAAGGGGTATGTTCAGCTGGCATTGCGCAGCGGTCAGTATGCGGATCTCGATGTGATGGAAATCAAGGAAGGGGAATACCTCGGCAAAGATTCGCTGACCGGCAAGCCCAAGTTCCAGTTCATCGAAGACGATGACCAGCGGGATGCGTTACCTACCGTTGGCTACATGGCTTACTTTGAGTACATGAACGGTTTCCGCAAGGTGCTGTACTGGTCCAAAGAAAAAATGATGAACCACGCAGATACCTACTCCAAGGCGTTCAGTCGGCAGAAGTACGAGGAATTGCTGGCTGGCAAAATCCCGGAGAGCGAAATGTGGAAGTATTCGTCCTTTTGGTATAAGTCGTTCGATGACATGGCAAAGAAAACCATGCTTCGACAGCTTATTTCTCGCTGGGGTGTTATGAGCATCGAGATGGCCAAAGCCTTTGAGAGCGACAACACCGTGTCTATGGTGGACGGCAATGGCGAAATCGTCACCGAGCCGGAATCTATGCCTGGCGCATCCGAACAGCCGGAGCTGCACACCGGGAAACCGGATGTAGGTGATGGTCAGGGCGCTCTGCCGCACGGAGATATTTCTCAGGGAGAACCGACAACCGTAGAAACGGTAGTTGACCTCAGTTCGTTATGATTAACTACAACATCATATCCACCGGAAGTCAGGGAAATGCGGTGGTGATCGAGCAGAAAATCCTCGTTGATTGCGGGGTTTCATTCAAGGCATTGGCAGCAGAATGCCGGACGTTGAAGCTGGTGCTGCTGACCCACATCCACAGCGACCATTTCAAACCGTCAACGATCCGCTTGCTGGCCGAGAGCCGCCCGACACTCCGATTTGCCTGTTGTGCTTGGCTGTGCAAGCCGTTGGTGGACGCAGGAGTGCCCATCGCGCAGATTGACGTTTTGGAGCCGGGACACCTGTATGGCTACGGCATCTGCAACGTCATTCCGCACATAGTCAAGCACAATGTGCCCAACTGCGGATGGAAGATTTGGCTGGACGGGAGAAAGCTGTTTTACTGCACCGACATGAACAACTTGAACGGCATTTCGGCTCCGAACTATGACTTGTACATGGTCGAAGCCAACTATGACGACAAGGAAATTCAGGCCAAAATTGCAGAGAAAAAGCTGACTGGCGAATACATCTACGAGAAGCGCGTCCTGCGGGACCACATGAGCGTGGCAAAGGTCAATGACTGGCTGTATGCCAACATGGGGCCGAACAGTGCCTATATCTATATGCACTGCCATCAGGACAAGGAGGGTTCAACATGACGGGGCGGCTGGTCGATATGGCTTTCACCCTTGGCGGGAAGCAGCGCATCACGCTGGAAGTCGATGGAGATTTCCGGGAAACGTGGGACAAGCTGCATCTGGAACGGCTTCTGGATATCGAAATCAAGAAGCACCGCAACAAGCGCAGCCTGTCAGCAAACGCCTATTTCCATGTCCTGTGCAATAAAATTGCCGCCGAAACAGGGGAAAGCGATGACGAGGTCAAACGGCGGCTGGTTGTCGCCTATGGAGCACTGGCCCGCGATAAGGACGGCCATGTGATCGGTATCAAGCTCCCTGCTTCTGTGGACGCAACGGAAATCTACCAATACGTCCGCTTCTACGAAACCCGGCAGGAAAACGGCAAGGATTTTGCCTGTTACTTCGTTTACAAGGACACGCACCGGATGGACACGAAGGAGTTTTCGCATCTGGTAGATGGCACGATCGCGGAAGCCAGAGAGCTGGGTATCCAGACGGATACCCCGGAAATGGTGGCCCGGTACAAAGAAGAGTGGTCGAAATGACCAGAAAGGAAAAATTATGAATATGGAAAGAGAACGACTGATATCGGTCCCCCTCACGGAATACAAGGATTTGCTGTCGGCCAAAGCGGAGCTTGAAATCATCTATCACAAGCTGGAGAGCTGCACGGGCACCACGGAGAAGTACACGTTTCACGAATTTGTCCAGAATGTGCATGAGGCTTTGCACCCGGCGCAGTCGGACACTGAGGTTCCTGTTCCTGTCATTCCGGGTATGGCTGAACCGCTGGTTGCAATGTGCGCTCAGGACACAGTGAGGTCAGCCAATGCTGAACAGTTGTGATTTTCAGGGGCGCTTTGCCGCTGATCCGGAGCTGCGGACCACCCAGAGCGGCAAGACGGTTGCCAGCTTCCGCATGGCCGTTGACCGGGACATGGTCGGACAGGACGGCAAGCGTCCTACTGACTGGCTCACCTTCACGGCATGGGGCAAGACGGCAGAGTTCGTCAGCAAATATTTCCGAAAGGGGAGTGCAGCAACGGTTCATGCCCGCTGCCAGACCCGCCAGTATCAGGACAAGAACGGAAATAACCGCACGGCGGTGGAGTTCGTTGTGGACAACATCTATTTTGCCGGTGCGAAGTCTGACGGTCAGCAGCAGAGCGGCTATGTGGATGACGGCGGGACGAATCCTCCGGCAACATACCGGAGCCAGCAGCCCCAGCAGATGGGCTTTGCGACCCAGAATCAGCGGCAGCAGTGGCAGGGCGCGGATGACCGCCCCGGCAATGTTCAGGTTGAGCCGAGCTTTTCCCAGGGAAATGCTGATGATTTTTCGGTCATTGATGATGCAGACGACCTGCCGTTCTGACCGCAGTAAGGAGGTGGTTGGATGGTGAAACCAGACAACTACGTTATGCTTCTGGGCTGGATGCGAACCGAGTTGAACCTAAAAGGAAATGAGCTAAACCTCTATGCGATGATCTATGGTTTTACGCAAGACGGCGAAACAGAGTTTTCAGGCAGCATTCGATATATGCAGGAATGGCTTGGCGCGGAGAGCAAGCAGACGGTCTTCAATACACTGGAAAAGCTCATGGAAAAGGGACTTGTTCAGAAGCGTACAGAGGTCGAAAACGGCGTAAAAAGGAACTATTATCGGGCATCCTTGCGGGGTAGTCCAAATATTAGACTACCCAGTCCAAATTTTAGACCGGGGGTAGTCCAAAATTTAGACCACCCTAGTCCAAATTTTAGACCCAATAATATAGAAGATAATATAGTTATATATGACGACAGCGGCGACCGCGCGCATGACCCACGGTTAGATGCCGATTTTGGCCGGATTGTCCGTGCCTTTGAGGAGAACATCGGATCATTCCCACCCATCATGCGGGACAGCCTGCAGCGCTGGCGGGAGCAGTTCAGCACAGAAATGATTCTGCTGGCGATTGCTGAGGGGGCCAAGAATGGCGCTCACCGTTGGAACTACATTGATTCTATATTGCGGGGCTGGAAGAAGAACAACATCAGGACACCCGGCGACTTTGAAGCATGGGAATCCAAACGGAAATCCCAGAGCAGTGACACAGCAGCGCAGCAGCCAAACCGTTCCGCTGCTGCGGACTATGACTTTATTTTTGGAGGCTTAAATGACAGTTGAAGGATTGAAAGCGGCGATGCAGGAAATCGAGAACTACTTCGGCAAAGAGCTTCCGTTCAATCAGCGCAAGGCGCGGTCGGAAGCATACTCGGCAGCGCTGAAGGACATTCCCGATTGGATGGCGGCGCAGGCTTTGACCGAAGCGTTGAAGGTCTGCCGGTTCCCACAGCAGTTGCTTGTGGACTGGTGGGCTGAAATCAAAAAGATTCAGGCAGCGCAAGCACCCACAGCAAACGACCTCTGGAAAGAGGCAGCGACAGCGGCCCGGAAAATTGAGGCCAACCTCTACTACCAGACCCACGGTGGCCTGATGACCGCCGAGGGAAAGCTGACAGGGGAGGACTTCAAGCGGCGCAATGCGGAGATCTTCGCCGCCCTGCCGGTGGCGGTGCAGCGCTGGGCTGGCTCCCCGGCAGATCTGTCGGAGATTTTCAGCAGCCGCAACAGCGCGGATCTGCGCCAGTTCGTCCGGCCGGGCTTTGACCGGGCTGTGCAGGATGCCCCGGTTGAGAGTTTGCAGCCCCCGGCTCTGCCCGGCGGCGCAGCCCCGGCACAGATTGGAGGTGGCACGGCATGAGGTCGAAAAGACCATTCCGCAGCCTGATCGTGTGCGTTTCGTGTGCGATGGTTAGCTGCATTCTCACAAGCACGGCCTACTCCCGGCGAGTGGACGAGTTGGAAATCGAGCGGGATATCTACGCCAGCAAGTCATCCAACTGGGAGCGCATGGCCGGAGAACGTGATGAAACCATTGACCAACTCCAAACCGAGGTAGACAAGCTGACCGCAGAACTGAACGCCCAGACCGATTTGACCCTTACATACGCCGGGGCGTTCAGCTGCACGGCCTATTGCGCCGAAGAATACGCCCACATCTGTGGCGAGGGGCACGGCATCACATCCAGCGGCGCAAAGGTGCAGCCGGGCGTGACCGTAGCAGCCGATATCAGCATCCTGCCCTATGGCACGGTCGTGTATATCGAGAATGTGGGCTTGCGGGTTGTCCAAGACACCGGAAGTGCCGTGAAAGGTAACAAGTTGGATGTGTGCGTAAACACGCATGAAGAGGCCCTGAGCTGGTCTGGGTACGGTTCCCGCCGGGTCTGGATTATTTCGGGAGGTGTTGAACCGTGAAAAAACCGTTTGAGACCGAAATGGACGACACCAGACAGGCGGTTGGACAAATCGTGGGTTTGTGCACCACCATTGCGCTGCATCAGGAGTTCGGTGTCGGCAAGACCAGACTGGAGCGCATTAAAGCTAGAATTGACGAGTTGGAGAACCAGAACACCGAGGTCATTATGACCCCGGATGCCTACGGCAGACCCTCCAAGGACAAGGCTGAGGCCATCCGAGAAAGCTGGTTGGCTGGATATGTTTCTTCCGACTACCGAATCCCGATGGTGAGATTGCCTCGTGGACGCAAAGAGCAGCAGTACCGCATTGCTGGCGACAGGGCTGCCAAAATTGCTTGGCAGGTTTACGCCAAGGCGGTTATTGATGTGCTGCACTATGGTCCGGACCGCTTGGAACGGCTGCGCAAGGAAAGCCATGCCAACTATGAGCAGCTGAACAAGTGGGGGCATGAGGATGGTCTGGACGTTGCGATGGAAAAGCTGCGCCGCTGCGCTGCGGAGGCTATGCAAGCCCCGGAAATGGAAGTTTCTGATATTGATGGCAGCAAGGATGCTGCGGAAGTGGACAAGGAGTTCCGTAAGCAGCAGCTGAATTTCATCAAGCGTGTCCGGGCACAGGCCCTTGGGCGTATCGCAGCTACTACGCAGCCCGTCAACGTACTGGCCGAGCAGGGTGTGCAGGACAAGGTTCAGGAGATTATGCAGCAGGTTTCCCAGCAGTCTTTTGAGCGTAGGAGGAGACGTTGATATGGCACAAAATGAATACGGCGAGAAGCTGGACAGCAATGGCTATGCGCCCAGCATCCTGCATGATAAGCCGACCTGCCTGATTTGCGGCCGCTTTGGAGTGGCCCGGCATGAGGTCTACTTCGGGCCGTATCGGGACAAGAGCAAGCAGCTTGGGCTGTGGGTAGCACTCTGTCCGTGGTGCCATCAAAACGGTAACACGGCGGTTCACACCAACCGGGCAGCGGATCTTCGCCTGAAAAAGTGGGCACAGAAAAAGGCTATGGAATACTACGGCTGGTCGGAGGCGCGGTTCATCCAAGAGTTCGGGAGGTCCTACTTATGAGCGAAAATTGCCCGATTATCGCCATCGACCCCGGCAACACGCAGTCCGGCTACTGCGTAATTGACCAGCGCACCTTGCGTCCGCTGGAGTTCGGCAAGATTGACAACGCCGAACTTATGCAGAAGTTGGCCTCCGCTACGGAGCAGGGCTGGCGGTGGGCTGTCATCGAAATGGTGGCCTCCTACGGGATGCCAGTCGGCAGGGAGGTTTTCGACACTGTCCTTTGGATAGGCCGCTTCTACCAAACTCTGAACGCCTGCTGCTCGGTGCGGCTGCTGTGCCGTATCGAGGAAGAGCGGCATATCTGCCACAACACACGCGCCAATGATGCCGCCATCCGGCGGGCACTCATTGACCGCTTTGCAGACCACGACCTCAAAAACGGCCGTGGCACAAAGAAGGCCCCGGATTTCTTTTACGGCTTTAAGGCAGACATCTGGGCGGCATACGCCGTCGGCTTGACAGCCATTGAGAACCGGGAGAACGATTATAATTTTTCATCGAACAAATGAAAGGAATACATATCATGGATAACTACGAAAACGAAGCCTCCAAGTTTGCCGCTCAGCGCAACAAGCTGAAGAATATCTGCGAGGCCCACGACCTGACCTACACCTTCATCAAGAACGCCTACCCCATCAAGCTGATTATCCGCCCGGTCGGCGGCGTTGGGGAACAGATGTCCATGCTGGAGGCTGCAAGCGAGGACAGTTATATTTCCCCGGATGCTTACCTGTTGTTCACGATGAAGGATGGCGCTCTGGTTTACCGCATGAGCAAGACCTTCACCATCGAGGATGCCCTGTTCGGCAAAATCAAGAACATCTTCAAAAATATGCACTCCTACTACCTTCAGTTCTTCTTCCGGGATCTCATTGAAAGCGGCCGTCTGACGGCCATCGGTGCCAAGATGCCGGACATCCCGGAGCCTGCCGGAGAGAACACCCCTCCCGTGGTTCAGCCGCCGCAGGAAACCGCAGAAGCGGATAAAGCGGAATCCGATGATGAAGCAAAGGTTCTGGCGCTCATTGATACCAGCGGTGTAACGCAGCCCTATGTGGCGGATAAACTGAACATCAACCTCAGCGCGGCCACGGAACTGCTGGATAAGCTGGAAAGTAAAGACCTGATCGACTTCTACGATGGTCGTTACTACCTCCACAAGACGGAGGAATAACTCATGGCAAAGGCAGCAGTAACGCGCAGCATCCGCGACGACCATCAGAAGAACTTCCTCAAAATCTTCAACGGGCTGACAGGAAAGCATAGCCGCTGGGAGATTTGGGAGGACTTCGTCACCCTGACGGCCATCGAGATTTCAAATAGCACGGACAAGGTAAATGCCCCAGAGCGCACCAAGATGTATCAGACCATCATTTCCAAATACTCCACCAAGGAGCGGGAGGGCATGGCTGAAATGCTGGGCGAGGTAATCATGGGTATGGAGCAGAATCCTGACCAAGACTTCCTCGGTTCGCTGCCCGGCGTGCGAGTTGGGCAACTCGCACGCCGGGCAGTTCTTCACTCCCTACGATGTGTGCCGCTGCATGGCCGAGATTACGTTCGACCCGAAGCTGCACCCGGACATGGAGGGATTCATCTCGGTATCTGACCCGGCCTGCGGTGCTGGAGCCACGCTGCTTGCCTTTTTGAACGTCTGCAAAAGACGGAATATCTGCTACCACAACAAAGTCCTTGTCATAGCCCAAGACATTGACTTCATCGTTGGGCTGATGTGCTACATCCAGTGCAGCTTCATGGGCTGCGCTGGATATGTAGTCATCGGTGACACACTCGTGAATCCGGCAACGGCCTACGACAGCCGCGGATTGCTGCCCGCAGGGCCACAAAATCGTATCTGGTATATGCCGCTCTTCTCAACCGACGTGTGGTATATGCGCCGCCAGATAGCGCAGATGAATCTACTGTTTGAACCGAAAGTCGAACCAGTAGAAATCGAAAAAGCAGATACTAAGCCCGCAAATTTGCAAAAATCTATCAAAAATGAGCCTAAAGCCCCGGAAAACGAGCCTCTTAACGAAACCAAAACCGGGCAGCTCACGTTTTTCTAACCCGAAATAAGAAAGGAGTATCCCTATGGCAGACATTGCTTACATCCCTATCCGGCAGCTGTACCCTCACCCCGATAACCCCCGCAAGGAACTGGGCGACCTGTCCGAACTTGCCGCCAGCATCAAGGAAAACGGCGTGTACCAGAACTTGACCGTAATCCCCGGCCACTACCTCAACAGCCGGGAGTACATCGCAAAGTGCGTTGACGAGGGCGGGGATGCAGCCGCAGCAGCGGCAGCATGGACACCCAAGGCTGTGTGGTCCAGTGAGGACTACACCATCATCATCGGCCACCGCCGGGCGGCAGCAGCGCAGCAGGCCGGGCTGTACGAGTTGCCCTGCGCCATCGTAGAGATGGACGAGCGGGAGCAGATGCAGACCATGATGATTGAGAATATGCAGCGGTCAGACCTCACCGTCTACGAACAGGCGCAGGGCTTCCAGATGATGATGGACTTCGGGCAGACTGTGGAGCAAATCTCCGACAAGTCCGGCTTCTCCCAGTCCACTATCCGGCGGCGCATCAAGCTGCTGGAACTGAACCGCGACAGCTTCAAGAAAGCCGAAAAGCGCGGTGCCACCCTGTCCGATTTCGCCCAGCTGGACAAAATCGAGGACTTGGAAGCCCGAAACCGGGTATTGGAGACCCTCGGTACGCAGAACTTCAACCGGGCTATGCAGGATGCGCTGGAGCAGCAAAAATGGCAGCACCAAAAGGCCGAATGGGTTGAGCAGCTGAAAAAATTCGCTACGGAAGATTCGCAGGCCTCCTACCAGACGCATGAGCATGTAAATGCGTACGGAAAGTGGGACACAAAAAAGGAAGTCGTCATGCCGGAAGATGCCGACAAGATCGCTTATGTCTATAAGGTCAGTGAAAATCAGATTGACCTGTACAAACCTCGCGATACGGAAGCCGAGGATGCCAGCAACTCGGCGAGGGAGGCCGCAAGAGCCACCGAGCAGCTTGCGAGAGAACAGTTTGCCGCTGTTACGAAGCTCATGTACGAGCTGCGCTGGGACTTCGTGAAGGACTTGACTCCCGCAGAGTGCAAAAAGCACCTGCCGGAAATCTTGACTTATTCCACCCCGATTTTGACCGAATATCGGCACATGGAGGATGACGAAAACGTGTTGCGGCTGCTCGGCATCGGTCTGGATGAGCAGATTCGGGAAGACACGGAATTGGAAGATGCCCTGAAAATGTTCAACGCTTACGATACCGAGCCGGAGAAGATTCTCTTGGCGGTTGCCTTCGATGCGACGGACGGTAGTCGTGAGGGCTACTGGAGCACGGAATGGAATGGGCCGACAGGTGCAAGCAAGTTCGTTCACCGCAAAAATGACGACCTCGACAGCACCTATGAATTGCTGACCGCCCTCGGCTATGAAATGGCCGATGACGAAAAGGCCTTGCAGGACGGCACCCACCAGCTTTTTGTGGTGTATGGATCCGGCAGCAAAGCGGACACGCCCTGCGACAAGTGCAGAGCTGCTCACCCTGAATGCGACAAATGCTGCAAAACTTGCGATGACCACTGCAATGCGTTCCAGCTGTGCAGAGGGGAGGATGCAGAAGATGTCTGATCCGAAAGAGTACGCTGACCGCCTGAAATTTGAAATTGAGGCTGCCGACTTCCTGACGACCGAAGACCGGGAGATGGTCTTTGACCTTATCGAAAAAGTGCTGGGTGAGGACTGACCTGCAGAAAGGATTTATCCATGAGAAAAAAGAATAACCGAAAACCGGTGCCCGGTGCCAGAGGGGTGCTCCGGCTGAGGTGCAAGTGCTGCGGCAGGGAATTTGGCACATTCCTGCATATCCCGCAGGTGAGCATTGGGTGCCATTGCGGCGCGACCATCAGCTTGGAAGGGCTGTGTGCATACGAGTTTGACTGCGAATGCTGCGGGGTACATACCTATGGCCTCACCAATATGACAGATGCAGATCTGACGATTCCTTGCCGCTGCGGCAATCCGATCGCGATGCGCTGGGATCCCTCCACGCGCCGGTATAAGGAATGAGGTGAAAGATATGTGGCGGATTTTCACGGTCATCGGGCTGGCAGTTGGGCTGTTTATGTGGGGCCTGTGCGCAGTTTCCAGCAACATCAGCCGCAAGGAAGAAAAGGCCAGTGGGGGAGGAAAAAATGAAAATCATCACAGTTAAGCATGAGGTTTCGCCGGAACGCGGGAAATGCACATTCGGCGGGGATTATTGCGGAAAAGATGTGTGCAAGTACCATGCGCTTCGCACTCAAACCCACGGACGAAAGGCTCCGCCGGAGTACAGAAAACCGAAGTGTTTACTGTTCGACTGCTGGCTTGAACAGCCGTACAAAAAGTGTGAGGCTTGCAAGAAAGCGTGTATGGAGGCTGAATATGACAACGGAACGACTTCATTTCATGGTTGAATCTCCGGCCAACTTTGTTAGACTGGCCTGCACAATTCTTTTTGAAAAAAAAGAAGCAATGGCCGAATGGGCTGCCACATGGCATGACGTGTTCGATTGTGCCAATGGCGAACAGCTTTTTCTTCAATTCATGGAAGAACTTTTCCCAGACGGCTGCACCATTGGAGAAAAGGAGCTGAAACAGATAACGGATAGAGCAGTCCGCTACTTGCAAACCGAAACCCGCTGCCTTGACCTGAAAGCCGGTCACGATAAGTCTCGGTTTACCTACTGGGTGTCCTTTACTCCTGAACACAAAGTCTATGGATGCGAGTTCGCTCGGCATGAGGAAACCATTATTGAAATCCTTACCGCATTCTTCGGGAAGTCGATCGCAGGTTACAGCCTGGACACTTTGAAGCGCTTCATTCTCCGTTCCTTTGAAATCCGCTCTGATAATTCATCGGTACGGTCTATTGCAGAGGATGTAGACTTTATCCAACGGGCGGTATTTGCCCGGAGTTTTGGCAACGGCAGACAGGAGGTGCCGAAATGAGCAAAGCTATCCTCATGAGCATCAGGCCGGAATGGTGTGACCTCATCCTTCAAGGCAAGAAAACCGTTGAGGTGCGCAAGACGCGTCCGAAGATGAAAACACCATTTAAGGTGTATATCTACTGCACGAAAGCTCCCCGCGCTGGTTGGTTACGAATTGTTCCGGGTAAAGGGTGGCTGCGACTGGACAGTTTGGTTATCGGTGAGTTTACCTGTGACCGTATTTCGACCATTACGCCACCGGGGCCGTTTAGTATTCGGAATGGAGTATCTGGGTGCTGTCTTACCTATGATGAGGTGAAAGAGTATGCAGGGTGGAACAACATTGCGGTGCCACATGATAGGCTTCGTGATTTGTATGGCTGGTACATCTCCGATCTGAAGATTTATGATAAGCCCAGAGACCTTGACGAGTTTTCACGATTTGGTTTTTTTGGAATGGGCAGATCAAATTGTGTTTGTGGAAATTGGCGTTGTGAAAATTACGAACCGTCTGAAAGCCACATGATACCGCCGACTTGCAAAATCGACGGATGTTCCATTTGCCGCCCGCCTCAAAGCTGGTGCTATGTGACAGAAAGGATGGACGAATGAGCTGCCTATCCTGCAAAAACTACATACCCCTTGACCCGCCCATCCGGCGCACTGATGCCCACGGCCAGACCTACGAAGTGCTGGGCCTGTGCAAAATTGGTGCAGACCACATAATTTGTGGCCTTCCGGTCTACAAACCTACCGCAAGTTGTGATAAAATAGCAGAAGCACCGCCGAAAGGCGGCAGCTGAAGTGCATACGGAGGTAGGTTGTGACCATTCAGGAATTGTCCAAGTATTACGACATTCAGACGGCGCTCGAAAAGGATCGGGAGGTTTACGATAATCTGCGACAGAAAGCAGGTCCGGCCTCCCCGCAACTGACAGGAATGCCCCATGTTTCCGGTGTCAGGGATAAGGTCGGAGATCTGGCCGTGGAACTGGCCGACATGGAAGACCGCATTGAGTATTTAGAGGCGCAAGCCCAGACGGAACGGCTCAAAGTAGAGGCATACTGCCGCAGCATCATGGATGCCCGGATATACCTTATCTTTCGGCTAAGGTTTGTCCGTTGCCTGACGTGGGCGGAAATCGCCGGGAAACTCGGAAAGTGCTACACTGAAAATGGCGTATCCCGGATGGTCTATAATTATCTTTCCACACATTGATTGAGAGGCTCTGCCAAGCGCAGGGCCTCTTTTTTGTTTTGGAGATAAAGGGAGATGCTGACGGATAATGGCGGACGATGGCGGACGGTTTGACATGGTGGCGGACGATGGTAGATGATGGCGGACGATAGTAGACTGTTTGACATCGTGGTAGATGATGGTACACGCTTTGACATGAATGTAGATGACAACGGATAGAACCTGTGATATTATTAGGCTGCAAAATCCCAATCAAGCCAAGCGGCACTCACTATTCCCGGTGAGCGCCGCTATTTTATTGCACCGAAAGGAGGATATCCGTGCCGTGCGTTGCTCCTTTGCGCATGGCATCACCGCTGCACCTTGAAAGTTCGGGGTGCAGCAAGCTGGGCACTTCGCCAGGCCCAGTTCAAAGAAGGAGTTTTCCGAATGTATCAGAAAATCAAAAACAAGTTCAAAGCAAACCCCACTCTGTTCTATGCCTGCTCCATTGTTGCATCATGGGCAGGCGTGGGCAGCCTCATGAATTTCCGCACACTGGCTACCAGCAACGGCGCAACCGCAGCTATCATCTGGGCCGTGTTCAACTCGCTTTCCTGCATTCTCTTCGGTCTGTTTGCGGAGTACATCCCGACCGTCCGGCGTATCATGCAGAGCAAAGTGATGTTCTACTTCATCGGCTTTTTGACCATGTTCCAAACGTGGACGCAGATGAGTGGCATCTATGAAATCTTCGGCGACACCCCGATTGGTACGCAGGGCGGCATGGTTATCGTCTATGCCACCTGCGCCATCTTCCTGCTTATGCTGCTGAAAGACGGCATGATTCGCAACGTTCTATCCGATGGCTTCTCATGGGTGGTGGTCTATGGTCTGCTGGCCGTTGTTGTCGTTGCAGCTCTGGTTCACACTCATGGCAACTTCGTCAACATCGACCCCGGCCTGAACGCTGCTGGCATCCAGACTGGCCTCTACAAAGGCTTTCTGCTGCTGCCCGGCCCGTTCACTTATCCGTACTACTACTCGCTGTTTTCCTACAACGACAAGAACGATGATGGCACCCGGCACGGCAACATGAAAATGTCCTTTGTGCTGGCAGGCGTGATGTTCGGCGTGTACATGGTGCTGGCTGCATTGCTCACATGGGTGAATTTCAGCCCGCTGCTGAATACGCTGAAAGCTATCCTGATCACCATCATTGCACTGTCCTCGCTGTCCACTTATCTCTATTCGGAGTATTTGGTGTTTGGCAAAAAGGTCGGTTTTGCGCTGGATGTGTTCACGGTGGCCTCGTGGCAAATTCTGATTCCGCTGGGTGTTATGGGTATCTGGACGCTGATGAGCGAGATCCGCGTATACATCATCGTTGCTGTTCTCATGGCATCCGTCGTTCTGCACCTCGTTTCGGATGAAAAGGAGGGCGCACGATGAAAAAGGTTTTGGGCAGAAAGCAGGTCAGCCGGAATGCCGACTGGCTGGCGGCGATGCAGCACATCGAGGAATTGATTTCACAGGATGAAGTCGATGCCTTTGAAGATGCTGCGGTCGAACGTATCATCAAAGCTACGGCAGGAAAGAGCGCGGCCTACGCGTGGAGCGCCGGAAAGGACAGCATTGTCCTCGGCAAGCTCTGTGAAAAGGCTGGCGTGAAAGACTGTTTCTTTGGTCATTGCGAGCTGGAATTCCCGGAGTACCTCTCCTGGGCTCTGGAAAACGCCCCGGCTGGCTGCGAAGTTATCAATACTGGCCTGAACCTTGAATGGCTGGAAAAGCACCCGGAGCTGCTGTTCGTGAACGACGCAAAGCGCCTGAACATCTGGTATGGGCTGCTCCAGCGCCGCACGTTTACCACTTACTTTGAGGAGCATGGAACGGAACTGCTGCTGGTAGGGCACCGCGTCATAGACGGGAACACCTGCGGAAAGGACTACACCATCCGCAAAAAGTCCGGCGAAACTCGGTATGCTGCCATTGCAGACTGGCCGCATGAGGCTGTCCTTGGTTACATCCACTATCACGGTCTGGCGCTGCCGCCGACGTACCAGTGGGAAAACGGATGGGTCTATGGACCTACACCGTGGCCCATCTGGGGAGAACCAGCAACGGTCGAGGATGGCTTCAAGCTGATTTTCAGCCTGTCGCCGGAAGTTGTCCGTGCTGCCGCAGAAGTCATTCCCGCCGCCCGCACCTTTCTGGAAGGGAGGGCTGGCAAATGATTATCACGCAGAAGAAACTCTCCGAGCTGCATAAGCCCACCCGCAACATCCGTCGGCATTCCGAAAAGCAGCTGGCCGAATACGTCCGCAGCATTGAAATGTTCGGACAGGTCAAGCCGCTGGTCGTGGCCGAAGATGGTGAGATTATCGCGGGCAACGGACTGTACGAAGCGCTGCTCCGCATGGGCTGGGAAACCTGTGACTGCTATGTCATGGCTGGACTGACCGATGTGCAGAAGAAAAAGCTCATGATGGCTGACAACAAGGTTTATGAGCTGGGTTTTACGGATGTTGATGTCATCGAAGAACTGGTCAAGGAACTGGACGGGGATGTAGATGTCCCCGGCTGGGATGCTGACCTCTTGGAAATGCTCAACAGCACCGAAGCCGAGGTGGACGAAATCGTGGACTCCTACGGCACATTCCCGCAGGAAGAGGTTTCGGCCATGAACCGCCATCAGGTGGAAGAGCACGTTCCTTATGCGGAAACACCGTCTTATTCGCCCGCCGCTCCTGTGTATAGCGCTCCTGCGACCTCCGCGGCCCCTCAGCGGGCTTCTGTTGCACAAGAGCTGTCTACACCTTCCGAACCGCAAAACACTGCTCCGGTATACGAGAGCCAGTCTCAGCACCGATACATCCGGTGCCCGAAATGCGGCGAGATGATAGAGGTGAGCTGATATGCCGGTGAAAGTAGCAGAAAGCAGCCTGAATGTTTTGCAGGCTGCGAAGATCCGCATCCGCAATGTGTTCGCCAACGGCTGCAAAATCTATCTGTCGTTTTCATCGGGCAAGGACAGCCTGTGCATGGCCAGTCTGGTGTACGACATGATACGCGCCGGCGAAATCAGCGCCAGCCAACTGACGGTGACGTTCATCGACGAGGAAGGGCTTTATCCCTCCATGGTGGATGCCGCATACCGCTGGCGGCGCAACTTCCTGTCTGTCGGCGCAAAGTTCCTCTGGTTCTGCCTGCCGTTCAAGCAGGTTTCCGTCATCGACCATCTGTCCAGCTCCGAATCGTGGATAACGTGGGAGCCGGGTAAGGAAAATGTCTGGATGCGCCAGCCGCCTGATTTCGCCATCATGTACAGCCCGTACCTGAGCTATCCCGGCGAGATGAACTATCAGACGTTCTGCGAGAAAGCATTCCGTGACGGCATCCAGTTGGTTGGTCTGCGCACCGCAGAAAGCCTGACCCGGTATAAGTGCATCGCCAACACGAAGATGGACCGCATCGGGAAAGGCGGGAAGTTCTATCCCATCTATGATTGGATGGACAGCGATGTGTGGCTGTACATCAAGCTGCGCAAGCTCCAGTTCCCGGAAATCTATATGCGGCTGTACGAGGCGGGGGTCCGAAAGAACGCCCTCCGCCTGTGTGCATTCTTTGGTGACTGCGGTACGCAGGGGCTTCGGTGGATTGCCGAAACAGACCCAGACCTGTGGGAACGGATACAGAGGCGAGAGCCAAACGCCTATCTGGTCTTGCTCTACTGGGACAGCGAGATGTTCCGGCGCAGCACCCGCAAGCGGCGTGAGCTGGAAGAGGAAACCGAGCAGAAGGACTACAAGGCCCTCTGCAAAGATATCCTGTTCCTCCACCCGGAACGGTACACCATCGCCAAGGACACACTGTCCCACCTGCGAAACTGGCAGGGCTTGTTCATCAAGACCTACGGAATTGCAGAGCAGAAGCACTACAAGACCATGTACGAGGGGCTGCTGTACGGAGATCCCAAGCTGCGCATCCTGCGTATCCTGTGGACCACCATCTACAACGACCACAATGCAGCCATCAAGGAGGCCCAGAATGGAAAGCATTGATTTGTTTGCCCCGCTGAATTCCCTTCAGTGGGTAGAACGTGAGAAAATCCACGCGAATGATTACAACCCCAACAAGGTGTCGGAGGACAACCTGAAGCTGCTGGTGCAGTCCATCCTGACAAACGGCTGGACGCTGCCCATCGTAGTGCGGCCAGACGGAACGATCATTGATGGTTTCCACCGCTGGACCGTATCAGGCAGAGAACCGCTGCTCTCTATGCTGGGCGGGAAGGTGCCGGTCGTGGTCGTTGATCATCACGGGAATGAGGATGCCGATGTGTACGGCACCATCACCCATAACCGCGCCCGTGGCACCCACCTGCTGGAGCCGATGAAGGCCATCGTCAAAAAGCTGCTCGATGAGGGCAAGGATGTGGACGAGATCGGCAAGCAGCTGGGCATGAAACCGGAGGAAATCTTCCGCCTGTCCGGTTTTACCCGTGACGAGTTCTTGGACATGATGACGCAGGACTATCCGACGTTCTCCAAGGCCAAAGTAATCAGGAGCGTATAAGCTGTCCCTTGCCAGCATCCCTGCTGGTGAGGGCTTTTTACTGTCTGGAATAAAGAAAGGAAACATCAAGATGGATTCTAACAACTTTACCGCGTCCGCGATCGCCGCGGTCGTGTGCCTCCACAATGCAAACGCCGAGCTGAAGGGTACTCCGAAAATCGGGGTAACTGATGTGTACGTTGTCTGGAACTGCAAGACCCTCCAGAACAACAAGGCGCTGCTGGCCACCACCGTTCCGGACGGTATGTATTATGAGGCTACCTACAACGGCGACAAGAAGGAACTGTATCTGGATGCCTACAAGAAGGTCCAGAACGTGTGCATTGAGGACGAGGGCTAAGCGTGGAACCCCTCACAGATGGGGAAGAAGGTGGTGATGTGCCAAATGAGAAAAATCTGGTGTCAAATGGGCAGCGAACGCCGAATGAACGCCGAGAAAACGCCCGAAAAGCCGGGAAAGCATCTGGTGCAGCCCGTAGGCGAAAAAAGCAGGCCGCCCAATATATGCGGATCCTCATGGAAACCGCTGCAACGGAAGAGCTTGCCCAGAAGTTGCAGGAGCAGGGCTTTGATGAAGAGGACTGCACTTACGCCGCGGCACTTGCTTGGAAGATGCTCATGCAGGGCTTGAAGGGCAACGTCAAGGCTGCTTCTCTGGTGTACAAAATCGCAGAGCAGGCAGAAGCCGCTGAGGCCGCAGAAAAGGAAAAACGTGCCGCCAAGCGCCGGGCAAAGCAGGAGCAGCAGGAGGCCGCAAGCGACGGTTTCTTAGAAGCTATCGCCGCAGCGGCCGCGAATGCGTTCCCCGCTGGTGATGATTCCTCTATGCTGCCGGAACCGGATGACGAAACGGAGGAGGACGAGGATGCGCCGACTTCGTAGAGCAAAGCCGTTCCAATGGAAAGCACTCAGTCAGAAGCAGATGCAAACGCTGGTCTGGTGGTCGCCGCAGAGCGCGTTCTATGACTACGACGGCATCATTGATGATGGGGCTATCCGAAGCGGAAAGACCGTCACCATGGGCTTTTCCTTTGTTTCTTGGGCAATGACCTGTTTTGACGGTGAGAGCTTCGCCCTCTGCGGCAAGACCATCGCCAGTCTGCGCCGCAACGTGCTGGGCGTACTCAAACAGCAGCTGTTGGGCAGGGGATATGAGGTCATCGAGCACCGAGCGGACAACTTCTGGGAGGTGTCCAAAGGTGACAAGAGCAATGAGTTCTATTTCTTCGGAGGCAAGGACGAAAGTTCGCAGGATCTGATACAGGGTATCACGCTGGCCGGTGCATTTTTCGATGAAGTGGCACTGATGCCGGAAAGCTTTGTCAATCAGGCGACCGCCCGCTGTTCCATCACGGGGTCAAAATACTGGTTCAACTGTAACCCGGCGGGTCCACAGCACTGGTTCTACCAGAAGTGGATTCTGCAGTGCAAAAAGCGGCGGCTGGTGTACCTCCACTTCACGATGGAGGACAACCTGACGCTGGATGAACACATCAAAGAGCGATACAGGAACCAGTACACCGGCGTGTTTTACAACCGCTACATTCTGGGGCTGTGGGTCAAGGCTGAGGGGCTGGTCTATCCCATGTTCTCGCGGGACAAGCACATTGTCCACGAGGAAATACCCTACAATCCTCGGCACCGCTATTATGTGTCCATCGACTACGGCACCCACAATCCCTTTGCTGCTGGGCTGTGGGACTATGACCCGGTGAGCCACCGCGCCATCATGGTGCGGGAGCTGTACTACAAAGGCGGCAGCGCCAACCGTGTGGACAACGAAGCCTACTACAAGATGCTTCGAGAGCTGGCGAGAGGTTTCAAAATCGAATACATCATCATCGACCCGTCGGCATCTTCCATGGTGGAAACGATCCAGAAGTATGCCGAGTGGCTGGTGGTCAAGGCTGACAACGACGTGCTGAACGGAATACAGGATGTGACCAAGTACATAAACATGGGGCTCCTGCTGTTCCACGAAAGCTGCAAGGCAACCTTCCGAGAGTTCGAGCAGTATTCGTGGGACGAGGATTCCGACGAGGATGCCGTCATCAAGGAGTTTGACCATTCTATGGACCAAGTCCGGTACTTCTGCCGTACGGCGCTGCGGGCAGAACTGAAGTGGGTCGCATGACAGGGAAGGGGGTGAACTGCTGTGAGTTTCATTTCCCAATTATGGGGGAGGATAAAATCTATGTTTATTCGTACCGACATCGGAAAGACCTTCGGCGTGGAGTTGATTCAGTCCTCCGAGATGAACGCAGCGTTGGAGCTGTGGGATAATATTTCCTCTGAGCGCCCGCCGTGGCGAAATGCGGAGGACGATATCAAGCCCTACAACATGGGCAAGCATATCAGCGACTATCGTGCCCGGCTGGTGTGTCTGGATATCGACGTTGCGCTGTCTGGCTCCCCTCGCGCGGACTACTTGCAGGCCATTTGCAACGACCTGATTAAGCGGCTGCCCGACAAGGTGGCTGACGCGGAGCGCATGGGCGGCATCGCCATCAAGTGGAACGGCTCCAGCTGGGATTTTGCCCTGCCGGGAGAGTTTGGTATTACCAAACAGGACGGCAACGGCAACATCGTGGGCGCAATCTTCGCTGAGTACATCACGCACGGCTTCGACCATTACACCCGGCTGGAATACCACCGGTTCAGAGATGGGCTGTATCTGATTACGAACAAGGCGTTTCTCAACCGTTCCATGAGCAACGGCCAGTATACCCTTGGCGCTGAAATCCAGCTGACAGAGGTTGAAGAGTGGGCGGAGATGCAGCCCGAAACACAAATCGAACAGCTGGAGGCTCCGCTGTTCGCATTCTTCCGGCTGCCCGGTGCAAACACCATCGACCCTTCCTCCCCGCTGGGCGTGTCTGCCTTTGCAAATGCGCTGCCGGAGCTGGAGGCGCTGGACGTGGCCCTCAGCAGAAAGAACGGAGAGGTCGCAGACAGCAAGCACATCACGTTTGTTGGTCAGGCGGCTATCCAGTATGCCAAGAACAGGAACGTGCAGCTGCCGCGCTTTATCAAGGCGCTGGGCGCTGGCGTGAACGACGACGGAAAGGCTGTCACCGAGCACGTTCCTACCATGCTGACCGATGCCCGCATCAAGGACATCAACTTCGACCTGTCTATGGCCGGTGTCAAATGCGGCTTCAGCGAGGGCGTCTTTGTCATGGACGGCCAGACCGGCATGATTACAGCCACGCAGGTGGAAAGCGACGACCGAGACACCATCCAGACCATCAAGGCAGACCGCGACGCTTTGCGCAGCGCCATCGAACAGGCCATCAAAGGCGCGGACGCTCTTACAACCCTGCTGGGCGCTGCGCCGATTGGCGAGTACGAAACCACCTACAACTTCGGCGACATCACCTACAACTATCAGGAAGATAAAGAGAGCTGGCGAAACTACGCCTCGCAAGGCTGGATTCCGCTCTGGCTGTACTTCACCAAGTTCGAGGGCATGAGCGAAGAAGAGGCCAAGAAGATGGTCGCAGAGGCCAAAGCAGCCGAAAAGGAAAAGGGCCTGTTCGACGAGGAATAACCGGAAGGGGGCTGCTCCATGCTGACACCGCAGCAGATCACCGAACTGGCCGAAACGCTGTATCCGGCGCTGGACGACCTCAACCGGTGGATAACGCTGGACATGATACAGCGCTTCATGGCACGTCTGGGCCGTGGAGAGGACGCTGTACTGTCTGGGACAGACCGGTGGCAAGCCGAGGTATACCAAGCGGCGGGCGGCCATCTGGAGGAACTGCAAAAGAAGCTGAAGCTGTTCACGAAGCAGTCTGACGCCGAAATCGCGGCCATCTTTGAAGATGCGGCGGTCAAGGCGTGGGCTGCGGATTGCGCTGTTTATGCAGCAGCTGGTCACGATGTGCAGCCTTTGGCTCTGTCCAGCCGCATGGTGAGCATCTTGCAGGACGCCTACACCCGGACGCAGGGAGAGGCACATAACTTCACCCGCACCACGGCCAGCGCGTCGCAGAAGCGGCTTTTCAAGGTGCTGGACGAGGCGCATTTCAAGGTCATCACCGGTGCGCAGTCCTACACGGCAGCGGTCCAAGAGGGCGTGGATGAACTGGTAAAGCATCAGACGCACGTTGTCTACCCCACCGGTCACCGGGACACCATCGAGACCGCCGTGCTGCGGGCAGTCCGCACCGGCATCAGTCAGGCCACTGGTAACATGACCATGCAGGGCATGATAGACCACGACTGGGACATCATCCGCGTATCTGCCCATCGGGGCGCACGTTACGGCGACGGCGGGCAAAACCCCGGCAACCACTTCTGGTGGCAGGGTAAGCTGTACAGCCGCACCGGGCGAACGCCGGGCCTCCCGCTCTTTGTCGAGGCGACCGGCTACGGCACCGGCGAGGGGCTGGGCGGCTACAACTGCCGTCACAGCTTCGGCCCCGGCGATCCAAACCACAACCCTTTCCAGAACTTCGACGAGGAAGAAAACCGCAGGGTCTATGACCTCACGCAAAAGCAACGGGCGAAAGAAGCCCGAATCCGGCGCGATAAAGTCGAGATGGCAGGTTATCAGGCGGCATCCGAAAACGCCACAGACGACGCTCTGCGGGCGGCTCTGGAGGACAAAGCAGCCAGAGCAGCGGCAAGGCTGCAAAAACACACGACGGACTATAACCAGTTCTGCCGGGAAAACGACCTGAAGCCGCTGAACGACCGTCTGTATGTTGCCAAACGCTCACAGGCTGCCGCACCAAAGGCGGCACGTCAGAGCGCGACCACCCCGCAGGCTGTGTTCAGCTCTATGCGCGGCAGCGGCGGTGATGCAGGGCAGCAGGGAGAGAGCGTTCACCGGTATCTTGGCAAGGTTGACCCCGCCGAAACGGAACAGGTCGAAGCCCTGAAGAACACATTCTGCGAACAGTACGCATCTTCCACCGTGGAGAACATGATGGTCATAACCAAAGATGGCGAAGTTCATTTTATGACCGACAATAACCCGCGCGGGGTTGACTGTTCCTATCTGGGTGATAAACTGAAAGGGAGCTACAACATCCACACCCATCCGCCTGATACGACGCAGTATTCTTTCAGCACGGATGCAGACATTCCAGCAGCGTTTTCCGACGGCACGGCTATCATGGAGGCGGTAGATTGCAAATACCGATACCAGTTTGTTGTGCCGAGCGGCATTACGCTTGAACAATGGGAAGCTGTATGCGAAGCAGTGCAGGAAGAACGAAACTCTATTATGACGGCCAGAGGATATGACTTCGGCAGCTACGAAGAAAATATCCAGCACGTCATAATTGACGAAACGTGCCGCAGGCTGGGCGTGAAGTGCTACCGCAGGGAGGCCAGAAAATGAGTTATACAGTTGAGCAGATAAACGAGTTGACCAAAGAAAGCGTTCGCCGCGAAAGGGCTCTTGTTGCTGAGTACAAAAGGACACACTCTGTTCCAAGCCGCGCCACGATTTCCACGCCGGAGATTGATGCAGAACGCGCAGAGCAGAAGCGCTTGTATGGTGAATATCTCAAAGCTCTGGCCCAAAACCAATAACCGTTGACCACGATGCAAACCGCACCGTGGTTTTCTTTTACCCATTTTTAGGAGGAACTAGCCGAATGGCAAGCATCTTGGTGTCTGACGCGCCCTATGCGCCGTGGCTCTCTGACGTTCTGGCGATGCTGGAGGAAAACAAAATCGACCGCATTTGCGTTGCAGCCCCGCTCCCCGGCGGCGAAGTGTTTACCGGTTATTACCACATGGACATGATGGACAAGGCCGTGGTCGCAACGAACATTCAGGCAGATGCCACGTTGGATGCAGTCTGCGCCAATGGCCGCCGCATTCAGGAGGCATGGGAGGATGAAGGTGATGACGATGAATAAGTATCTTTACCCGCTGTTGGTAAACGCCCTTAAGAAGCTTCTGGGTATCCGTTCGCCGTCTGCGATGTTTGAAGTCGATGCCGAGACTATCGATGCCGTGATTGCGGAAAACGACCTTCACGAGAAGCTGGCTCCAAGCGCGATGCGAAAAGCACCGTGCTATTTTTATGCCCGCTGCGGCCGCATGAGGCCAAAGAGGGCGCAATATCAGTCTACCTGCGGACTTAACAAGGCAGGGGCAACAAGTCAGAGCGACGACTTAAAACGCTTAGTTGCTGAACCGGAGGTATCCCATGAAAACCAGTGAACTGAAAGACCTTGGACTGAATCAGGAACAGATCGACGCGGTCTTTAAGCTCAACGGCCTCGACGTGGAAAACGCCAAGGCCCCCATCGCCACGCTGACGGCGGAACGTGACGACCTGAAAACCCGCTTGGCAACCGCAGAGGACACCCTGAAAGGCTTCGATGGCAAGTCTGCCGATGAAGTCAAGGCGGAAATCGCCCAGTACAAGAAGCAGGCCGAAGATGCCGGTAAGAACTTCCAGCTCCAGATGACCCAGCGTGACCAGCGCGATTGGGTCAACGGCCAGCTGGACAAGTACGGCGTTTCCTCTCCCTACGCCCGCCGCCAGCTTACCGCTGACGTGATGGACGAAAAGGACGGCCTGAAGTGGAAGGACGGCGCATTTCAGGGCTTCGACGACTTCATGAAAACTGCAAAGGAAAAGGATTCCGGCCTGTATCAGACTGCCGAGGAAAAGGCAGAGGCTGAAAAACAGGCGCAGCTTGAAAAGAAAGCGCCGAAAATCGTCGGCCCCACCGGCAACACCACCCCGACGGAAACCAAGTACACCCCGCCCAAAATTTTCTAACCCGAAAGGAAGGTAAACCACTATGGCAAGAATTGAATCTCTGGGCATTCTCAACACCGACAGCGGCAAAGAGTATCTCGCCGAGCTGTACGGCAAAGTCATCCAGAACGTGCAGAAAGCGCTCGTTTCTGCTGGCATGAAGAACACCGACCTGTCCGGCGACCCGACCGCTGGCACTGTGGAGGCAAAGCGCTTCGCAAACGCCACCTCCGCAGCATATGGCACTGCCCGCACTGCTGGCAAGGGCAGCCAGATCAAGGCGAAGTCCGTGACCGTGGCTATCGACACTGACCGCGAAATCGTGGAGGAGATGGAGGAAAAGGACGTTAAGCTGTACGGCGTCGATGGCGTTCTGGACCGTCGCGCTGCAAACCATGTTCTGCGCATGGCTGCAGAACTGGACAAAGACTTCTTCAAGGCCGCAGACGGTGAAGCCGTTAAGGTGACTGTCGCCGCTGGCACCAGCGTCGAAGATGAACTGGAGCAGGTCATTCAGGAGGCCGAAAACACTGCCAACGATTTTGTGGATGGCGTACCCCGCGAGATGATGTGTCTGGTAACGTCCACCGCCTACTATGGCAAAATCCGCAACAACCTCGACAAGATGTCTCGTGCGAACGTGGATACTGCTGCTGAGGAGTTCTACGCATGGCACGGTGTCGAGGTCAAGAGCTGCACCCACCTGCCCGCTGGCTGTGACTATATCCTGATGGTTGACGGCTCTGTGGCCCAGCCTGTCATGGCCAACCCCTATACCGCTGAAAAGATTCCGCTGTCCGAGGCGACCGCCGTCAGCCTGTTCTATCACTACGGCACCAAGGTCGTCACCCCTGACCTGATTTTCAAGAAGAAGGGCGCGGAGTAAGAAAGGAGCTATCACAATGGCAAAGTTCAAGAACATCGTCACCGGCAATGTGCTGGAGACTGACAACCCGCTGACCATCGAGCTGATGGAGAACAGCGACCGCTATGAAGCTATGGATGCGCCCGCCGTTGAGGCCGTAGCACCCACCAAGAAGTCCGGCAAGGCAAAGGCCGCAGCGGCAGCCGAAGAGGACGCCTGAGCGGAGGTGTAAACCATGGCGTATGCGGATTATGAGTTCTACACCACCCGGTATTTCGGCGATGAGCTGACCGAGGCGACCGCGCCGAAATGGCTGGAACGTGCGAGCGATGCTGTTGATACCATCACCTTCTACCGGCTGGAAAAAGGGCTTCCCGGGGAAGAAGTCCATATTACCCGGGTAAAGAAAGCTGTGTGCGCTCTGGCAGATGTCCTCTATCGCGTTGACCAGCAGCGTGTAGCCACGGCGGCCAGCAAGGACGCGCAGGGCAATCTCCGTGCCGCTGTGTCCTCCATGACCTCCGGCAAGGAATCCGTGTCCTATGTGCAGTCCGTGGAAGCGTCCGTGTATGCAAAAGCAGCATCGGACAGTTCCGCGCTGAATGCGCTGCTGCAACATGAGGCTGAACGGTATCTCGCCAATGTCCCGGACGCGGACGGCATAAATCTGCTCTATGCGGGGGTGAGATGATGCACGACCAGACCGTTACCCTGTACAACTACCATGAGCCGACCGGCTGCTGGTACACCACCGTTCTGGACAATGTGACGCTGACGGCTGCGAGGTCGAGCAGCGCCACGCAGCACGGCGCGGCAAACGGTGACACGTTGTCCATCTCCATCCCGGCAACAGCAGACAAGACGGCAGGCTCCCGCCGGTACATCGGCCCGAAAGCCTACTCTGCTCGGGACGCACCCGGCGAGTTCTTCACGTTCTGGCCGGAGCATGATTTTGTCGTTGTGGGCAGATGCCCACTTGAGCAGCCGGTGTCCGAGGATGACTACGACAACGGCCTATACCACGAAATGAACCGTGAACAGGATGAAGTCTATATGATTACGTCCGCAGCGTTCTACGGCCTCATTCCGCACTTTGAAGTGGAGGGACGGTAAATGGCTGATACCGAGCATTTCCAGAACTTCTCTTGCGTTCACGGCCATTTCACCGCTGAAGTTCACTTTGACCGGTTCTCCCGGCAGTTCGCAGCCGCGCAGCAGTGGCTCGCAGAACAGGTTCTTGCAGACTGCAAGCCTTTCATGCCGATGGAGACCGGCAGCCTGATTCAGCGGTCGTATGTGGACGATGGAGGCCGAAAGGTCGTATTCCCCGGCCCCTATGCACGGTATCTGTACGGCGGCGTGGTCATGGTCGATGCCGAGACTGGCAAGGGACCTATGAAAATCCCGGATGGGTCTGGCGGCTATCTTCTGCGCTTCCGCAAGGGTGCAACGCTGAAGCCGACCAGCAGGCCCCTGACCTACTCGACCACGGCAAACCCGCAGGCTACGGACCACTGGTTCGATGCTGCAAAGGCAGCCAATCAGGATTACTGGCTGGAACAGGTAAAACGCATAGGAGGTGGAGGCGAAGATGCCTAAAGAAAAACAGGTGCGATTTGACGTTGACGGTTCCGAGATCGTGAGCAAGGTGCTGCTGGAACTGCTCAATAAATGCCCGGCACTGTGCGGCAAGAAGGTCGCATTCTCTACGCTGGGAGAGGACGAGGGCCTCGGCTTCTTTCCGTCCGTTGGTGCAGCCATCACGAGCGAAACGGAAACCATCACCGGCGATGTGCATCAGGTGTGTGCATATCCGTTTGATGTCGTGCTGCGCTGCGCTCCCAAAACCGAAGCAGCGAGAATCCGCTGCAAGGAACTGCTGGATGCCATCGGGCGCTGGCTGGAACGGCAGTCCATCACGGTGAACGGTGAGATGCACACTATGGACGCATACCCGGCTCTGACGGAGGGAAACCGCAAAATCAGGGCCATTTCCCGCACAAGCCCCTCGCACCTGAATGCTGTGTACCAGAACGGCGTTGAGGACTGGCTGTTCTCCGGCAGCCTGAGATACGAAAACAATTTTTGCAGATAAGGAGAGAACAACATGGCAGAGAAAATCGAACGTAAGCTGCTGGCTCACTATATCGATGCCAGCTTTGACACCACCGGGAACACCCCGAAGTATGTCCGTCTGGGTAAGGACCTCGAGGAGTACAACCTCGAACTGAACCCGGACGTTGAGGTGTCGAAAAACATTTGGGGTGAAAGCACCATCAATCACAACGGCTACGAGCCGCAGAGCGAGGTGGACCCCTACTATGCAGTGGAGGGCGACCCGCTGTATGAGAAGCTGGAAGCCATCGCAAATGGTCGTCTGACCGGCAAGGACTGCATGACCACCACCGTTGATGTGCTGGTTGACAGCAAGGGCAAGGTGGCATGGGCATACCGCGAGAAGGTCATGGTCGTTCCTACCTCCGTAGGCGGCGACACCAGCGGTGTGCAGATTCCGTTCACCATTTACAACGCAGGCGAGCGCGTCAAGGGCAACTGGGACACCACGACCAAGGCGTTCACCGAGCTGCCCGGCAGCGATAGCGAATAATCGACAATAAAGCATGAGAACAGGGCGGTCAGCGTGGGGTTGGCCGCCCTATGTTTTTAGGAGGCAATAATGGATATTCAGAAGAACGTGAACTTCCCGCAGCCTGTTGAAAAGCCGGTTGAGAACGTTGGCATCGTTATTGATGATGGCACCGAGGAGGTTCCTATCACGAACCTGCGCGGCCAGCGTGTCGGCGTTTTCTATGTGCGCCCGACCGACCTCGGCATCGTGCACCGCTATGACGAGTTTGTGAAGGGTTTCGACAGCATTTTGGAGCCTATCCAGCGCGTGAACCTCAACAGTGACGGTTCCGCGAAGGACAATGACACCACGACCATGGACGCGCTGAAGGAGGCCGAGAAGCGGCTGTCCGATAAGCTGAACGCACTGTTCGATGGCAACTTTGCAGAGGCGTTTTTCGGCAAGATGAACCCATTCTCCATCGTGGGCGGTCGCTTCTATTGCGAGGTGGCGATCGAGGCCGTGGGCGCGTATATCGAAAGACGCTTTGACCACGAGATGAACCTCGCACAGAACCGTGTGGAGAAATACACTCACGGCTACCGCACCGGCAAGCATCGGAACGGCGGTAATAAGCGGCGCAGAGGTCCGCAGCAGTGATTGGCGAACTCCCCACCCGGCTTCAGGTCAATGGCACAAGCTATGCTATCCGAACGGATATGCAGGACATCTTGAAGGTCTTGCAAGCGTTCAACGACCCGGAGTTGGAAAATGAGGAAAAGGTCTACATCTGCCTGTTCATCATCTACCGGGATTTCGACAAGATGCCGCAGTCGGATTACAGCGCAGCCTATCAGGCGGCAGCCGACTTCATGGACTGCGGCGTTCACACCGGCAGCTCTAAGGGCCGCCCATCGGTGCGGACTATGGATTGGGAGCAGGACGCGCCTCTTATCTTCCCTGCTATCAACAAGGTGGCCGGGTGCGAGGTGCGCAGCATCCCGCATCTGCATTGGTGGACGTTCATGGGCTACTTCATGGAGATCCATGACGGCGTATTCGCTCAGGTCATGTCCCTGCGGGCAAAAAAGGCCAAGGGCAAGAAGCTGGAAAAATGGGAGCGCGAGTTCTGGGCTGCAAACAAAGACCTGTGCGTCCTGAAGGTCAAACGCTCCAAAGAGGAACAGGAAGAAATCGACCGGCTGAACAAACTGCTAGATTAAGGAGGTGGCAAAATGGCAGGACAGGCAGACGGCTCTATTGTCGTTGATACCGAACTGCAAACCGAAGGTTTTGACAAGGGCAGCCGAGAGATGCAGCGAGCAATCGGTTCCCTGCAAACCAAGGTAAACAACCTCGCACCGACCATGAAAAAGGCCATGCGGGGAAGCGCCAGCGCCTTAGAATCCTTTGATGGCAAGGTCGGGCCAATGCGTGAAACGATTTCCGCACTGGAAGAAAAGCTGGAACAGCTGGGCAAGGCTCGGCTCCCGACTGAGGATTATCAGTGGCTCCAGACGGAGATTGCAAAGGCCGAGAAAGAGCTTGACAAACTGCTCAACAAAGAGGCCGCATACGAGGATTTGGACGTGAGCAAATCTTCGCAGAAGTGGAAAACACTGCAATACAGCATCGAGCAGACCGAACGAAAGCTGGAAGAATACCGGGCCGAGGCGGCGCAGATGGAGGAGAATGGAACCTCTCACACGTCTGGCGCAGATTCTGCGGAGTATGACCAGCTGAGTACGGCTCTCGACGCCGTGAAAGAAAAGCTCGACGGTATGGTGCAGAAAGTGGAGCGCGGCACATCTGCTTTTGCAAAGTTCGGCAGCATTATCGGCAAGGGCGTTGTCGGCGGCCTGAAGGGCATGGTTTCCATGCTGGGTAAGGGCGCGGCAGCCATGCTGAAATTGTCCCTGCGGGCAAAGAAAACGCATTCCAGCTTCAACAATGGAATCGGAACGCTGCTGCGGTATGGTCTGGGCGTTCGCTCTCTGTTCGCCCTCATGAACAAGCTGCGCAGCGCTCTGGTGGACGGCTACAAGAACCTTGCCCGGTATTCCAGCCGGACAAACGCCGCCATATCGTCCCTCATGTCTGCACTGACGAGGCTGAAGAACAGCTTTGCAGCAGCATTCGACCCCATTCTTAGGGCGGCGGCTCCGGCGCTGGTTACGCTTATCAACCTGATTTCTAATGCGGTCTCCAAGATTGGTATGCTGACGGCTGCGCTGACCGGCGCAAAGACGTACACCAAGGCGACCACGATTCAGGAAGATTATGCAAAGTCGCTGGATAAAACATCGCAGTCGGCCAAAAAGGCAAAGGCCGCGCTGGCCAGCTTTGACGAGCTGAACATTCTGGACGACAACAGCAGTGACAGCACGAAGGATGATGGCTCCGTTGACCCATCCAAGATGTTTGAGCAGGTTCCCATCGACAGCGCGGTGCTGGACTTTGCGGACAAGCTGAAAAAGGCATTCGAGGAAGCAGACTGGAAAGGCCTCGGCACTTTACTGGGAGACAAAATCAACGAGCTGGTGGACAGCGTTGATTGGTCTGGCTGGGGAACGAAAATCGGCAAGGGCATGAATGCCGCCATCCAAACACTGTACTACACCGTGGATACGGTGAACTGGGTGAACATCGGCAAGCATCTGGCCGAGGCGGTCAACGGCATCATCAATGAGGTTGACTGGGACATCTTCGGGCGGCTGCTGGCAAAGAAGTTCACTGTGGCGCTGGACGTGGCCGGTGGTTTCCTGAAAGAGCTGGACTGGACAGCTGTGCTTCAGGCGTTCACCAGCGGCTTTTCCGGCTTCTACAGCGAGCTGCAAGAGTGGCTGGAAAGCAAAGACTGGCATCGGATTGGCGAGATCATCACCGCCAAGCTGTCCGACGCGCTGCGCAACGGCAATGTGGAGGGCGCAGTCAAGAGCTTTTTCGACGCTTTCACGGAGGCCATCAACTCGCTGGCCGACCTGATGGATGGCATCGACTTCTATCAGGTGGCAAAAGACCTCGTTGAAATGCTTATCCGGGCCGTGTCCGGCGTGAGCTGGGACGAGCTGACGGAGGCGCTGGGCCGCCTTATCGGCGAATCCGTTGACGCGGTCATTCAGATTTTGGCTGGATCTCTGGCTGATGTGGGCAACTACTTCAAAGAGAAAACGCAGGAGGTCGGAGGCGACGCTGTTGCAGGCTTCTTCTTAGGCATCAAGGACGCTATCTTCGGCGTTGGTGCATGGATTGTAGATAACATTTTCAAGCCGTTCTGGGACGGCATCTGCGCCGCATTTGAGATTCACTCGCCATCCAAGAAGATGGCCGAGATTGGCGGCTACATTATCGCAGGCCTGTTGGACGGCATCAAAGACCTGCCGTCTAAGCTGAAAGCCAAGCTTGACGATGCGCTGGATAAGGTGGTCAGTTGGGGCAGCGACCTGAAGTCCAAAGTCAAGGATGCTGCTGCGGATGCAGTGTCCAAGGCGGTAGACGAGTTCAAGGATTTGGCCTCTAAGCTGAAACTGAAACTGGACGCGGCCATCGACAAGGTGAAGGGCTTTGCAAAGGACATCGCCTCCCGGATGAAGTCCGGCACTGCTGACGCTGTGGCGGATGCAGCCTCCCAGCTGGGCAATCTGGCAGGCAAGGCAAAAGAAAAATTCGACAACACCATCGCCAGAGCAAAGTCCTTCGCGACCGGCCTTATTTCCAAGTTGAAAGGCGGTGCTGCTGACGCTGTGTCTAGCGCGGCCTCGCAGCTTGCAACCATGCCGCAGAAGGTCAAGGAAAAGCTCGACCTCGTGATTCAGAAAGCTGTGTCGTTTGCCGCTGACCTGAAGGAAAAGTTCACGAGCGCTGGCAAAAACGCGCTGGCGGGCATCATCAACGGTATTTCCTCCAAAATCGAGGAAGTCAAGACCTCCATCAGCAACGTGGGTCTCGCCCTCATCAATACCTTCAAAACGCTGCTGGGCATCCACTCGCCCTCGCGTGTCTTTGCCGAACAGGGCGGCTTTATCGCTGCCGGTCTTATTATCGGCATGGAGGGTGCAACGGACGATGTCAAGAAAGCTGCTGCACAGCTGGCGGGCGCTGCCGTTGACGCTGCAACGGACGCTGTTGCAGAGGTCGCCCCGACCACGCTGGAAAAAATCAAGGAAAATCTCGAAAAGATAGAAGATGCCTTTGACGATGACACCGGTCTGGGCAAAATCTACAACACCATCAAGAACCTGTTCAGTATCGACTGGTCGGACATCGACACGTCCGATATTTTGGAGCTGGCCAAGAACATCACGACCCTGTTCTTCGACAGTCTGGACAAGAATGTGCGGCTGTCCATTTCCGACTTCATCAACACCTCTCTGGACTACCTGAACAAAGCCTACGAGCAGGAAGGTCTGCCCGGCCTTATCAAAGCGGGCAAGACCATTATCTCCGGTCTGGCCTCTGGTATGGCTGAGGGCATAAAATACATCGTGGCGAACAGCGGCCAGATTTTCAGTGCCCTGAAAGATGGGATTCTGGTGGCTCTGCAAGGTGTCAACGCGGAGCTGCTCATTGCCGTGGGCGTTATCGCCCTCATTGCTGTGGCTATCGCGGGTGCGTGGAAGTATAGCGAGCAGTTCCGGGATTCCGTTCTGAACGCTGTAAACCGCATCAAGAAAGCGGTCGAAAAGGTCATGGCGGCCATTAAGAAAGCTCTGACACCCATCGTGGAACTGGTGAAGAATGTGTTCACCATGTTGCAAGGTCTGATTGCGCAGCTGTTTGAGCTTGTGGGCAGCATCCTTGCAAAAATCATCGACTGGATTGCGCCGGTCATTACGATCATCGGCAATTTCCTGAGCGATGTTATCACGGTGCTGGGAACCATCATCGGCTATATCGCAAAGCTGCTGACCCCGCTTATCAACGGCATTGGCAAGATTATCTCCACGATTCTGGAATGCCTGCAAAAAATCTGGAACACCCTCAGCGATGCACTGTCCCCGGCATTTGAGGCAATCTGGAAAGTCGTATCGAAAATCTTTGAAACCATCGGGAATCTGCTGCAAACCATTGTGGATGCACTGTCCCCGGCAATTGACGCACTGGCTGAAGCATTCGGCATTATCCTTGACGCGGTGGCCAGTATCGTTTCTGCGGTCGTAGATGCACTAGCTCCGGTCATTCAGGTCATAGCGGAAGCGCTGGGCGGCATCATCACGGTACTGGCAGAGATTGTCGGCGCGGTCGTGGACGCTCTGGCACCGGCCATCAAGCTGATTGGCGATGTGCTGGGAGCGATTTTCGGTGTCATCGCAAAGATTGTCAACCTCGTTTGTGGCGTTCTGAAGCCGGTTATTGACGTGATTTGCGGTGCGCTGAAAGCCATCGGTGATGTGATAAACAACATCTTCAATGGCGTGAAGAACTTGACCAGCAAGGCAGTAGAGACTGGTAAGAACATCATTCAGGGCATCGGAACCGGCATCAAGAATGCTGCAACCGGCCTGTGGAATGGCATCAAGAACGTTGGCAACAACATCGTCAACGGCTTCAAGAATTTCTTCGGCATCCACTCGCCGTCTAAGCTTATGGCCAGTGAAATCGGTGAGTATCTGCCTGCCGGTATTGACGAGGGCATGAAGGACGCCATGCCTGCCCTGCTGTCCAGTGCAGAGGACCAGATGGGCAATCTGGTTGACACTGTGAAGGACGGCGCAGCAGAGGCCAACGGCGCGATCGCTGGCAGCGGTATGCCGCTGCTGTCCGAAGTTTCGGGCAAGGTCGATATCGTGGACGGTCTGGATGATGTTCTGACCCGGTTTTCCGACAAGGTGGCAGACAGCTTTACAAGCCTGCTTGACCGTCTGACGGAAATCACGCAGAGCGCGAACTTCTTCATTCCTGCGGTTGCGACCGGCATGGTCACGCCGTATGGTGTCAGCGGCAGCGCTGGCGGCGGCTCTGGGAACGTTGTGGAGGAAATCCACGCCTCCAACGAGGAAACGACCCGCACCATCGTGCAGGCCATTGGCAGTGCTACGAACAGCATCTGCGCAGCGGTCGAGCAGTACAGCGGCGTGGAGGTAAGCGTGGATGCTGACAGCCTGTCGCAGCATACTGTGGACTACATCAACCGCAAGACCAGGATGTTCGGCACCTCTCCGCTGCTGACCCCTACGGAAGTATAAGGAGGCAAGAACCCTATGAAACCGATTCTTAAAATCGGAAATCATGACTATACCCAGTGGGTAGCAGAGGGTGGCCTTACCCCCACGGACAGCGATGTGGATTCCAGCAAGTCTGGAAGAAACACGCTGGACGCGGTCATGGTCAGAAACAAGCTGGGTCACAAGATGAAATGGTCCGTCACGCTGATGGATATCCCGGAGGAAGTCGCCGCCCAGCTGTCGAAAGACCTGAGCCAGACATTCTTCAGCGCCACATTGCTGGACCCGGATGCAGGGCGATATCTGACCAAGACCTACTACTGCGCGAACCGGCCCTTCGGTGCGCAGCGGTACGACAAGGCCACGAAGAAAACCTACTATGTCGGCATGGCGTTCAACATGACCGAGCAGTAAGGAGGTGATTCTACGAGACAGAGAACAAAGCTGTGGACGGAGCTGGCGGCTCGCGGGCGGTTCAATCTGGATTCCCGCGCCGTCATAGCTGGAAAAGAATACTATAAAATTTCCGCACCGCAGATCAGTCACAGTCTGGCGACCGAGCCGTTCAGCATCGGCAACTGCAATGCGGCCTCTTTGAAGCTGGACGTTCTTCTGGACGATGGAGAAAGCATACCAGACGGCGCTTCGGTGCGCATCATCGCCCGGCTCACCGATTTGGACGTTACAGAGCACACGGAAACGCTGCAATTCGGCGAGTTCATGGTGGACACCTGCAACAAGGAGGAGAATATCTACTCGCTGTCCTGCTATGATGCGATGCTCAAAACCTCGCAGGCTATGGTGGACGATAACGACAGCGAAAGCGGCTGGCCAAAGTCCATGGCCGTTGTCGTGCAGGAAATTGCGTACCGCATCGGTACGCCGATTGACCCACGCACCCGCATCAACCGAGGGCTGAACTACATGGTTCCTTTCCCGAAAGGCTACACCATGCAGCAGGTCTTAGGATGGATAGGCGCGTGCAACGGCGGCAACTGGACCATCACGGACGATGGAATGCTGCGGCTGGTGACGTTGACCGCACCGCCCACGGAAACCTACCGTATCGTGGATGAATACTATAACGACATCATTACCGGTGACGGCTATGCGCTGGCGTGGGAGCTGTCCAGTGGCAACGGAGAACCCCAGACCCCGGAAACCGGCAGCAGTGTCGGTTCCCTGACCCAAAAAATCTACCCGGTCGTTGACCATGAGTTCAACCGCATCGTCACGGCAGACGGCTTTACGCTGGTCTACGACCAGACCGGCGCAGTTGAAGCTGCGCAAGGCATCGTTCATGTTCCCATGGTGCGCGGCAAAGTCGCGACCGGCAGGCGGCTCAAGGTGTCCAAGGTCACCATGACGGACGAGGAAGGAAATTCTTTTTCCAAGGGCGATGACACCGGATTTGAAATTGCGGTGGATAACTGCCCCTATTCCTGTCAAGGTATCTGCAACGACCTCTATTCCATGTTGAACGGCATTGAGTATGAGCCTTTTACGGCGACAGATGCCCTTTTCGACCCAGCCGCCGAGCTGGGAGATCAGGTCAAAATCGGCGACCAAGTTCACAGCTCCATCTATTCCATGGACGCGACCTTCGATATCGGCTACGCTAACACCATCAGTGCACCGACCAACACCGAGGCGACCCGGCAGTATCCGTATTTAACCCAGCGCGACAAGAACCGGGACAAGGTCTTTTTGGAAATGAGCGCCGACTATGGCGGCGTTGCGATGTCGGCAGATGCCGGTCTGGTTGTCACTAAGACCGGCAGCGCTGCAAAGGCCATGACGGAGGCTCACAGTACACCGGTCTCCCGCGCTGAGGTACAGTATTCGGACGAATACATTGCCATGCGGGCACGGGACACGGAGACCGGGCGCATGGAGGACTGCATCTTTTTCGATGACGAAAAAGAGAAGTACTGCATCACGAAAGCTGTCCTGATAGAACAGGCTGATGAACTGGCAAAGGAGCTGAAAAATTTGGCTGATGAACTGAAATCCATGGAAGGTGGAGAGGGCACAGATGCCGTCACCCTGCCGCAGCTCTTACAGTCCGTCAAGGATGTGCAGGCATCTCTCGCAGAGCAGCGCACCACGCTGGACGGTTTGGAAACCTCTTCGGCCAATATCAAGGAAACGCTGGCTGCTGTGCAGACCGCACTTTCCGACATCAAGACGGCGGCAGCGGGCATCCGGTCTGCTGTGGACAAGAACGCCGCAGCGCTGGCCACGGTGGACACTACGCTGTCCGATGTGAAGAAGTCTCTGGCAGCCGTGCAGACCGATGTGACGGCTCTGAAAAAGACCGCTGCTGCTCAGTCCACAGAGCTGGCCGAGGTTCACACGGCGGTAGACGAGCACACCACCACGCTGTCCGCGATGGATGAAAAGCTGACGGCTACACAAGGAACGCTGGACAATATCTTGACGATTCTGAAAGCAATGTCCGACACACCTAAAGAGCCGACCAGCGGAACCGAAACCTAAAAGGAGGGAATCTAATGTCTGAAAAACGCATTCAGGACTTCGCCACGGCGGCTGACGCTCTGGACGATGACCTGTTGCTTATCGCATCGAAAGACAAAACCTACAACATCAAGGTCAAAACCCTGAAGGATGCTGTACAGGGCGATGCCGACCGCGCAGAGGCCGCAGCGCAGGAGGCCAAAAACACCGCGCAGCAGGTGGCCAAATCCGTTGGCAACATTGAGCAGCGGGCTGCATCTGCTGAGAGCAAAGCGGCCACGGCCGTTACTGCTGCAAATCAGGCTGTGCAGGATGCAGCGGCAGCCCAAAGGTCGGCAAGCAACACCGAAAGCATGGTGTCCACGGCCCAGACCGCAGCATCCGAGGCCAGCACAGCAGCGGTCAAGGCGGGCGATTCCGCAACCGCTGCTGCATCGTCCGCATCGTCGGCGCAGGAGGCCGCAACAAACGCGGCCAGCTCGTCCAAGGCTGCCGTAGAGGCTGCAAATGCCGCAACCACCACGGCGACCGAGGCGAAAACAACTGCCGGTGAAGCAAAGACTGCCGCAGAACAGGCAACGTCTGACGCTGCCGATGCAGCGGCCAACATCAAGACCGCGACCGAGGCAGCCTCGAAGTCTGCTGCATCTGCAAAGACCGCAGAGCTTCAGGCAACCGCAGCGGCTAACACTCTGGCCCAGTTTCAGGAAATCATCGAGAACGGCGTTGTTCAGGACGTTCAGTCCGTTGATGATGGCCTGAAGATTACCTACACCAACGGCGGCACCATCACGCTGCCTATCAAGGCTTCTGGCGGGCTGGCGTTCAGCTCGATGGTCTACGACACAGAAACCCACTATCTGCACCTGTACGATGAAAACGAGAAGGACGTTATCGACCCGGTATACATTCCGGGCGGCGGTGGCGGCGGCTCCGGTGGTTCTTCCGGCGTTACCCTGACGAACGAAACCTACGTCAACGGCGAAAAGGCACTGTCCTTCGCCATTGCGCAGGGCCAGACAACCGAGCTGTCCTACACCTTCACCGATACCGACCCGGACTTCGGCGGCGCTGCTGCCTACTATGTCAACGGTGTTCAGGTGGCAACGGCCAACATTGTGCAGAGCGTGAAAATCACCTTCAATCCGACAGAATGGCTGGTTGCCGGTGACAACAAAATCCGCGTTGTGGTTACGGATGAAAACGGCGCGACCGGCTCCAAGACATGGACAGTTTCCGTCCTGACCGTTTCCGTGTCTGCTACACTGTCGGAATCCACGCTGTACACGGTCGGAACCGCGTTCCGCATCAGCTACACCCCGGTCGGCTCCGGCATGAGCAAGACCACGCACTTCCTTGTGGACGGCAAACAGGTAGCAGAGGCTACCACGACCTACTCTGGTCGTCAGCTGGTGCAGAACCTAACCATCAGCAAGCACGGCGCTCACGACATCGACATCTACACGACCACCACGGCCAGCGGTAGCACCATCACAAGCCCTACCGTGCACTTCTGTATCGCGGTCGTGGATGCTGCAAGCAATGTGCCTATCATCACGGTCAAGGACAAAAAGCCCTCCGGCCGCGTGTATATGACCGCTGCTATCCAGTATATGGTCTATGACCCCAGTACCGAGCAGGCCAGCGTGAAGCAGTCCGTTGACGGCGTAGAAACCGCTCTGACGGTGGGCCGCAGCTTGCAGTCGTGGGCATACAAGCCGCGCACCGAGGGCGAACACGCCCTGAAGCTGACCTGCGGCGAAACGTCCGTCACCATGACCTACACGGCCACCGCGCTGGGCTATGACATCCATCCGGCCAACGTGGACGCGAAGTTTGACTTTGACCCGTCGGGCCGCTCCAACTCCGCAGCAGACCGCGATACATGGGTTTCTAACGGCGTTTCCCTGACTGTGGACAAAGGCTTCGACTGGACGAACGGCGGCTATCAGCAGGACACTGACGGCAACACGGCTTTTGTCATCCGCGCCGGTCATACTGCAACCATCAACTACAACCTGTTCGGCTCGACCAATCTTCAGGCCTATGGCGCGTCTTTCAAGATGATTTACACAGCCAAGAATGTGCGCAAGTTTGACGCTGTGGTCGCACAGTGCCTTTCGGACGGCATCGGTCTGGATGCAAACGCCAAGGAAGTGACTCTGTCCACGGAGCAGACCGGCATCAGCCAGTTTGTTTGCGAGGGCGAGCGCACGGAGCTGGTCTACAACATCACCAGCCGCAGCAAGAACAGTGAGCTGTTCTTGAACCTTCAGGGCATTCCGTCCCGGTTCGCTACCTACTCGGAGAGCGACCGTCTAGCCCAGCGCAACCCGGTCCCGCTGACCATCGGCAGCCCGGATTGTGATGTGTGGTTGTACCGCTGCAAGTTCTACGATATCAGCCTCGGCGATGCCGACATGATGGACAACTTCATTGCGGACGCACCCGACCCGGACGAGATGATAGCTCGGTATGAACGCAATTCTGTGGACGATGGTGCTGGTAACATCATCACCGACTGGAACGCATCGTCCATTGATGAAGCCTACATCGACAATCTGGCAAAGTCCCGCCCCGGCCTGCGTGTCATCAAGCTGCGCGTCCCGCGCTTCACTACCGACAAGAACGACAAGGTGTCCGGCAGCAGCGTGGAACACCTCCTGTATGGCGCTCGCGCAAAGGACTGTTGGAAGAACGAGAGCGTTGTCCACCGTGGGCAGGGCACGTCCTCCAACGCCTACGGCAAGGCGGGCCGCAACATGGACTTCGACTGCAAGGGCAAGTTCGTCTACACCGAAAACGGCGTGGTCATGGAGGCCGACACCTACGACATGACCGAGAACAGTGTGGGCGAAACCTACTTCAACCTCAAGTTGAACATTGCATCCAGCGAGAACATGAACAATGCTATGCTGGCCGAGCTGTTCAACAAGTACCAGCCGTACATCCGCGCCGCCCGGTCTGCGAATCCCAAGGTGCGCGACACGATGGAGTTCCATCCGTGTGTCGTGTTCGTGTACAACGAGAGCGCCGAGGAAGGTTTCACACAGGGCCAGTGGATTTTCTACGGCGTGGGCGATTTCGGCAACTCCAAGAAGGACAAAAAGGCGCAGGGCCTTGACAGCGCAACGCGCCCGAATGAGTGCATCGTGGAGCTGTGCAACAATACCCATGTCTACAACCGCTTCAAGGGCTATGAGGGTGCGGCAGACGCTTCCAGCTGGGAAAGTGATGACAACCCGAACGCTCCCCTGTCCTTCCGCTACATCGCGGACACCTGTGATGAGGCTGTGGCCCGCAACGCATGGAGCGATGTGGTGAAGTGGGTCTATTCGACCGACCGCACAGCAGCGACCGGCGAAGCGCTGGGCAGCCCTGTGACCTACGGCAGCACGACCTACACCAACGACACGGCAGAATACCGCGCCGCCAAGTTCGTGAACGAGTTTGACCAGCACTTCGAGAGCAAGTCCACCCTGTACCACTACCTGTTCACCTCGTTCTTCACCATGCCGGACAACCGCGCAAAGAACACCTTCCCGCACTGCGAGGATGTGACCGCTGCGCACCCCATCTGGGACTACTGCTTCGGCTACGACTTCGACACGGCCATGGGCAACAACAACGAGGGCGATCTGGCGCTGGACTACGGCATGGAGGACACCGACCAGCTGAACGGCGGCAACGTGTTCAACGCGCAGGATTCTGTCCTGTGGGTCAACGTGCGCGATCTGCTGACCGACCGCCTGAACACGATGGTTGCGACCCTGACGGAGCTGTTCGATGCTGACCGCCTGAATGTGGCGTTTGACGCTTATCAGTCCCTTCGCCCGGAACGCCTGCTCGTTGCAGATGCACGGCGCAAGTATATCCGGCCCTACGAGGATTTGAAGGAGGGCGGCACGGCCATTACCATGTTCATCCCCATGATGAACGGCGACAAACGGCTCCAGCGGCACTACTTCCTCAAATACAACAGCATCTATTTCGCGTCCAAGTGGAACACGGCTGTTGCCCGGAACGACAAAATCACCCTGCGTGGCTTCGCAAGCCCGACCGGCGAGATTGCCGCGATCACCATCACGCCGTACTCTGACCTGTATGCGTCTATCTTGTTCGGCTCCATCCTGAAGCAGCAGCGTTGCAAGCGCGGCGAGCCGGTGACGTTGAGCATGAGCAAGGACACGGCGCTGAACGATACCGAAATCTACATCTATTCGGCATCCATGCTGGAAGCTGTGGAGGGCATCGCCAGCGTGTACACCAATCAGGCCGATTTTTCCGCAGCCACCAAGCTGCGTTCTATCGTCATAGGCAGCGATGATTCCAGCTATTCCAACGTCAACCTGACCAGCACAATCAAGCTGGACTTCTCCGCGCTGGCCGTGCTGGAAGAACTGCGCATCGACCATTGCCCGAACCTGAACGCGCCGGTCGATGTGTCTGGCTGCGTGGCGCTGAAGGTGGCCAGCTTCAAGGGTACGCCGGTCTCCGCTGTCAACTTCGCTGCTGGCAGCGCTCTGGAAGAATGCTATCTGGAAAGCCCGGTCAGCCTGACGCTGCGCAATATGCAGAACATCAAGAAGTTCGATGTGGCCGACAACTACGCGAACCTGACCGGTCTGCGGCATGAAAACACGCCGTTCCCGGCAGCGTATGACATCGTGAACGCTGCATCCAAGCTGTACACGGTGCGCCTCGCGGGCATCGACTGGCAGCTCACCGGAACGGAAATTCTGAACCGCCTGCTGTCCATGGGCGGCTACGATGAAAACGGCATTGAAATCGGGCGGTCTGCTCTGTCCGGTAAGGTCTATACCTCGGTCATCCGGCAGGCAGAAGTCGAGAGCTATGCAGCAGCATGGCCCGATCTGGCCGTTACCTACGGCGGTACGGTGCAGCAGTATAAGGTAACTTTCTGCAACTATGATGGCACGGCTCTTACGCTGAAGGACGGCAGCCCGGCAGAGTTCCTTGTGGACCGCGGCGCGGACTGTGCAGACCCCATCAGGGCCGGTCTGATGGACACGCCGACCAAGGCTTCCACGCAGGCCGAGGTGTTCACCTATGGCGGCTGGGATTCTCCGCTGACGCAGGTGTTGAGCAACCTGACCGTCAAGGCAACCTACACCAGCGTCCCGCAGAAGTATACGGTGCGCTGGTATGCGCAGGCGGGCGTTGTGGTCGGCAGCAAGACCGTTGACTACGACACTGAGGCCGTGCCGCCCGCTGACCCGGAGCGCACGGACGAGGAATCGAGCTTCGTCTACCATCTGTTTGACGGCTGGGACAAGAGCACGGCTCACGTCAAAGAGAATATGGATGTCTATGCGCGTTGGATTCGAGGCACGTTGCCCAACTTCGGCGATGACCTGTCGAACCTGAATCTGGCACAGCTGTACGGTATTCGGCAGTCTGGCCGCGCCTCGCTCTATTTCACGGAGGACAACATCAAGACCCGCGTTCCGTTCACCATGGGCTATGAGCCGCAGTTCGACAACGTAGAATCTGTGCTGCTGGCCGAAAATATGGAGCTGGACGGCAAGACCTCCAAAGATACCGGCGTGAAGATCATGGACGAGGACACCGGCTGGACGCTGGTTGTGGACTGCGTGTTCGACCAGCCGACCTCTGAGGCTTGTGTGGCTGCCTGCTTCACCAAGACCGGCTACCACGGCTTCAAGGTCAAGTACAGCAGCGGCACGGCTGTCCAGTGGGGTACGAACACCGCGAACAACTCTCGCGGCACTGGCCTGTCTACCATCTCCGGCATCGGCACACAGTATGTCGCAGACCAGTTCCGTGAGCTGGTCGTGCTGCGTCACGTCAAGGGCAGCCGGAACCTGAACGTCTACTTCTCCAACCCGAACGGCGATGAGATTATCAGCCGCGAGCTGATTAAGACCATCGACACCAAATCTGACGCGACCCTGATGCTGGGCTGCGACAATGACGGCAAGAACTTTGCGACCGGATTCCTGTACCGCTGCAAGCTCTGGCGGGAAGACCTCGGCGAAACCGAGTGCATGAAGATGGCCGCATGGCCGCGCGAGGAAAGCTATCTGGAAGTTGTTGGCACTGGCGGTGCAACCAAGACCAACGGCGGCACGACCTCCATTGACCTTATCCATGCCGGTCTGCTGAACGGCCACCACCGCATGAATCCCACCAACAGCAATGAGGGCGGCTGGCCCGCTTCCGAGATGCGGCAGTGGCTTCAGAGCCGCTACATGTCCGGCCTGCCCGCAGCTCTGAGCCGGATGCTGGTGTCTGTGCACATCTCGTCCGTTGACTACGGCGCTGGAACTGCTGGCATTCTGGAAACGGAAGATAAGGTTTATCTGCCGTCTTTGCGTGAGATGAACGGCGAAAACTCGGAACCGTTCGTGTACTGCGGCGAGCGGATTCCGTGGTTCACGTCTGACCGGACGCGAATCAAATTTGCTGGTTATACGCTGGCCGAGAACCCGACCTATACGGTATCTAGCACCGCGCCCAAGAACCCAAAAAAGGGGGATGTATGGATTTGTTCTGCTGACAGTAACGTGGGGTATCTCTGGAATGGACACGCATGGGTCAGGGCGCGGTGGTATTGGCTTCGCGATGCTTCGGTGTCCTACTCTACGTACTTCTACTATGTGTACGGCACCGGCTGGGCGGGCAACTACTACTTCGCTACGAGCGCCAACGGCGTTCTGCCCCGGCTTCATCTGTAAAATCTGGAAAAATCTGGTCGGCGTAAGTCCGACCAGACGAGAAACGCTCCCCGGGAAAAAACCGAGGGCGGCGTAGCCGCCCCGCGGCAAATTTTCCGAAATTAGTTCCAATTTACCAGACTTTGTGATATTTTATTGCAGAGGAGGTGATAATGTGTCGGTTCTCGCACGAAACCGCAGACAGGCCGCAACGGAGTTTGAAATGAACTGCGCACGGCTGGTCGTACTGACCACGCAGCGGGCAGACCACATCCCGGCCCGGTACAAGAAATTTGTCCGGCCCCGGCTGATGGAGCTGACCACAAGCGCATACCACGCGGCCATCATGGCAAATGAGGCCGATGGGAGAACAGATGCGGGCCGCGCTGAACGGCGAAAGCTGTTTGAGCGTTCCATCCGGTGTCTGGCTGCGCTGCAAAAGCCGCTGGTCGTGTACTGGAGCCTGTTCGATTCCAAAGAGGGCGGCATCCGGGAGTGGGCAGACCTTGTAAACAAGGAACTTGCCCTTCTCCACGGCGCTGCACACTTTGAGGATGACAGAGAGGTTCCCATGATAAAAACGTTTGACCTGAAATATTCGGAAGACCGGATATTTCTGAACAAAATGCGAGAGCTGCACAAATACACCTACTCCAAAATTTGTTCCGTGCCTTTGGAATATAAAGATCACCTGTCCGACCAGATATTGCAGTTTGTGGATGATGCGCTGTACTGCACCTTGCAGGGCAACGATATCTTCCCTACTACGAAAAAGCAGTATGATGCACGAGATAAGTACATCAAGCGGGCAATCGACAATCTGAACGGACTGCAACGGCCATTGTACGCGCTGTGGAACGTCATGTTTTACAGCGAGAACGTCATGGACGAGTGGGCGGGACAAATCAACGAGTGCATCAAGCTGCTTTCCGGTCTGCGCAACTCTGATAAGAAGCGCTTCGGGAAGCTGAAATGATGATTCAATGGTGGCATATTGTTTTAGGCTTTGCCGGTGGTATTGGCTTCGCGATGCTTCGGTGTCCAACTCTACAAACTTCAACAATGTGAACAACACCGGCTGGGCGGGCAACAACAACAACGCAACGAACAACAACGGCGTTCTGCCCCGGATTCTTAGCTTAGTAGTAACCGTGCATAAAGGTGAAAATACCCAGAGAGTTAAGAAGGAATGTGCAACCATCCGTCTGTAAAGGCGGTAAATTGATGGCTGGCCTGATATAAGGCTGGCGCACCGTATCGGTGTCCCTGAGCAGACCGGCGGGACGATTCTTTCATGGCGGGGCCTGTGCATACCCCGTTTCATCACCGGTTTGCAAACCTGATTAGAGCGCACACTATAAGTAGCAGGAAGGGCGTAGATTCTTTGACCAATCGAGAACAAATCATGGCTAGGATAGAGCGAAGTAAAGCTCGGAAAGCCGCAAAACGAGAAGCGCGGGCGCGTGGGTCGTGGCGTGAGAACGGCAGCATTGATCTGGAGCTGCTGACCGTGGCCGCGAATGATGCCGCTCGCCGCTGCTGCTGGCATGGGAAACCGGTCCGGGAGCAGATAGAAACCGCGTTGGAGCCGCGCACTCCCTATGCGGAGCTGCGTATCAAAGCTCTGGACCGGGTAAAGAACCGGGAACAGCGGTTGCAGGACGTGACACCGCTCGGAGACTTCCGCAGCGTGTTCACGATTCAAAACCTCATGAAGTCTTTGCAGAAGCGCCGGAAAGGCGTCGAGTGGAAAGGCAACGTGCAGCGCTTCATCTTCCACGCAGTCTTGAAGTTGAAACGGCTGAAAGACTCGCTGCTGGAGGGTAAACTGAACGTCGATGCCACAATCCGACGAATCATGCTACATGAGCGCGGCAAGCTGCGCGAGATCCATGCAGTCATGATTGACTGCCGCGTTGTGCAGGGCTGCTATTGTGACAGCTGCCTTGTGCCGCTGACAGAGCGCACCCTGATTCGAGACAACCCGGCCAGCGTTAAGGGAAAGGGCGTCACAGATGCCAGGAACCGGCTGGCAATGTTCCTGAAAGAGCTGGCCGCGAAATACGGCAACGGCTTTTTCATTATGACCGGCGACTTCACAAAGTTCTTTGACCACCTCCGGCACAGCGATTGCCTGAAAAGATTCCGAGAAATCCGGCTTGACCGGATGCTTCAGGGCCTTGGCATGAAGATTGCCCGGATGTATCAGGAAAACGAGCTGCATGAAATTGCCGATGAAGCGGAACGGACGGCAAAAGCGGAGCAGCTGCGCCAGCATAAAGGCATTGGCCTGACGCTGGGCAGCCAAGAATCGCAGACCATGGCGCTGGTTATCCCGAATGGGATTGACCATGCCGTCAAGGACAAGCTGGGCGTCCGGGCCTACGAGCGGTACATGGACGACACCATGGCTGCTGGCCCCTCGAAAGAGGAGCTGAAGCACGTTGGTCAGACTATCCAGAGTGAGGCGGCCGAGGTTGGGCTTTCGATGAATGCCAAGAAAACGGCAATCACAAAAGCCTCCAAGGGTATGAAGTTCCTGCAAATCTATTATAAGGTGACGGACACCGGGCATCTGGTGAAGAACCTCGTGCGAGCTGGCATCGTCCGAATGCGGCGCAAGCTGAAGAAGTTTGCAAAGATGATTCGGCGCGGCGTCATGCGGCTGGATGATGCTTTCGCGTCGTTCTCTGCGTGGTTTGGCAACTCCTATCACGCCGACGCATACCGCACCAGAAAGGGAATGCTGTCCCTGTACTGGCGGCTGTTCCACGGATACCGAATGGAAGGAGTGTACGCATGATTTTTTATAAAATCCTTGCGGATGGCAAGGTGCTGGACGTCAATGACGTGTTTCTGCGCTGGCAGCCCAAACATGGCGTGATGCTCGTCTGCGACCCTGCAAAGGCAGAGTTCATCTGCCCGCGGGATTGCAGCGGGTACTATCATCCGTCGTGGCTCAACAAGCCGCCGGAGGGCGCTGTGTACGACGGCGAGATTGACGCCGAAGAAATCACCGAGGCTGAATATAGAGCGCTGCTGGAGCAGCTGGAGGCGGGCGGAACGGTGGTCAACCCGGAGCCTGACCCCGGCGGCACTGGCGGCGAGGATACCGGCACCGGTGACAATGAAACAAGCGACAGCGGCGGGCAGCAGAAACCCACCGTTGCAGATATGAAGCAGCTGGTCGATACCTGCGCAGGCTTGCAGAAGCAGGTTCAGATGTTGACCGACTGTGTATTAGAGATGAGCGAGGAAGTCTATGGCTAAGTTGGCCGCCGACGTCCTTGCTCATTTTCTTTGCAAAATTTTAGGAAAGGAGGGTGTGCTTATGATGGCAATGCTGTGGGCGCAGCAGATCATGTTCGGCAAAAAGACTTTTGCTGAGGTTCCTGCCAAGCTGAAGAGCAAGGTTCGGGAGTTGCTCATTGATTCCGGCTGCGAAGACCTTATCACCGAGGACTAAGCAGGGAGACAACAGGAAAGGCGACTGCGTGAAGATACGCGGCCGCCTTTTTATTATGGAGGGCTGACCATTGAACATCGACGACATCAAGGAACTTTTTACAGCGGGGGGCGGGGCGCTCGTAGTCCTCCTGACCCTCGTGCAGATTTCGCCCATCAAGCTGAATCCGTGGAGCAAGTTGGCCCAGCTCATTGGCCACGCTCTGAACGCCGAGGTGCTGGAACAGCAGAAGCAGACACAGCAGAAGCTCGACGAACACATCAAAGTTGACGACGAGCGAAACGCAAACCTGCTCCGTACCCAGATTTTAAGGTTCAATGACGAGCTGATTGACGACAAGCATCACACGAGGGAGCATTTCATCGAGACTTTGGCCGTCATTGACGCCTATGAGGACTACTGCCGTAGCCACCCGAACTATAAGAACAACCGCTGCATCTGTGCAGTGGCGAACATTAAACGTGTGTACAATGAGCGGCTCCAGAAGCACGACTTTTTATAAGGAGGCATGAGGCGTGAGCGTTATTATCTACCAGCGCGGCGACAGAACCGCGCTGACGAAGAATTTCAGCCGGAACGAGTTCGACTGCCCGTGCGGCTGCGGAACTCAGATGGTAGATCCGGAGCTGGCCGAAAAGCTCCAGCGTATCCGGGAGGTGACCGGGAAGAAAATCAAAATCACTTCCGGCTACCGCTGTCTGAAGCATAATCAGGAAGCGGGCGGCGGCACGAACAGCCGCCACCGCTACGGCATGGCTGCCGATTGGCGGCTTGATGATCGGAGCCTGAACCCGGTCGCACTGGGTATCATCGCTCAGGCGGTTGGGTTCGGCGGCGTCGGCATTTACTGGTACGCAGGGAATGCGTTCTGTCATGCGGACACCCGTGGGGCCAAGGCGACATGGCTGTGTGATGCGAAGAAGCACTATCCGTCTACCACCTACCTGAAGTTCATCTTGCCGACCATCAAGCGCGGCTGTGCCGGTGATGCAAACCGGGCAGCGACGAAGATGCTTCAGCGGCTCCTCGGCTTGAATCCGGACGGCATCTTCGGAGAGGCGACCAAGAATGCGCTCCTGAAAGCGCAGAAAAAGTATAATCTGACCCCGGACGGCATCTGCGGCCCGGCGAGCTGGAAAGCTATTTCCTGGGCCGATAAGTACATCTGACCTATCCCACTATCATAAACGACACAAAGCGCCCCAGAGGGGCATCTCCGGGGCGCTGATGAACATAAAGGAGAAATATCATGGAAGCTATGCTTAGTTTTATTCCCGCGCCCATCGCTTTTGCCCTGATGCTGGTGGGCTTTGTTTCGCTGGCGGTCGGTGGCATCCGGTTGGGCTACAAGGCCACCGTCAAGGATCTGGCTCTGGAGCTGGTCGAAAAGGCCGAGCTGTCCATCATGGGCAGCGGGCAGGGTGCCAAAAAGAAGAAGCAGGTGTTCGCCGCTCTCCGCGCCAAGTGCCCGGCGGCTATCCGCTGGGCCATCGCCGACGAGGTGCTGGATGCTGTCATCGAACACGCCTTTGATGTTATGACCGCAGCACTGGGCAAAAAGTCTTGACTGCTGCATGAGTGCCGTGTAAAATAGAGGCACTTGAAAAGCTTCGGCTTTTGTAGAGAGCGGCCCGGCATGGTCCACTCTTGATTTTGTATTTGGCTACCTCGGTAGCGCGCAAAAATCCCCCTGCATTGACCTTCGGGCCAGTGCAGGGGGATTTTTTGTTTGTTAGAACTTCATCTGTGCAGCGTCTTCAACACTCACGTCGTCGAAACACCGGGTCAGTTCATCAAGGACTTTGCGCTGTGTTTTCTCACTCAAACCGGCGTTGCGCATCGCCATGACACAGTAGCCGATGCAGGCTGCGTTTGACCACGGTCCATTCAGTGACAGGAGCATTTCTTCCATATCGATTACCTCCGAAGATCTCCATTGTATACGCGAACCAGCACCCAGTCGGACAGCGGTTTGACGTTCCCGGCCCAATCCCGGAGGGCTTCATCGGTGCCGCAGGCCTCGCAGATGTACACGCCCTTGGCGTGGCGGCTCAATGCTCCATGGGTCAGCTTGTCCGGCATCCTCTCGCCGCAGCGGGGGCACAGCGGCCAGCCCTGCTGCTGGTCATATAGCATCTTCTCAATAGCTTTTTCGTCTGTCATTGTGCTTCCTCCTTAAACATCTCGACTAATCGAATGGTATGCGAACCAGTGACCACGCCGCCGGGTCAGCTTGAACCAGTTTGTGAACAGCTGACCCGTGCAATCGTACTGGCTGGGCGTGGCGGTCATGTACCGATTCCACATGAACCACTCCTGCACTTCGTCCTCGGTGTAACTGTCCAGCTCATCCGGTAACTGCTCCAGCTGGATGCACGATCCATCGTAGTAGTCCTTAACGATCCACTCCCGGCACGGCGGCTGTTCGCGCATGAACTTCCGCATCGCCCGCTTTAAGCGGATCAGGGCATCCGCCTTGCCGGAGTAGTCCGGGATGCTGGGCGAGTTGTAAAAGGTGCGGATCATCAGCCATCCCATCATCAGATCGCTTTCACTCTCAACGATTGCCATATTCTTGTCCTCCTATCAAAGATGAGTTGCCAGCCCGGTAACACGGGTGAAGTTCTCCTGCAACGTGTCGCAGAACACGCCATTGACCACCTCGACATCGGTATTCTTGTCATCAATCCAGCGGCCCGTGCGGGTGATCCGGCCATTGGTGTGCTTGAAGAACCGCATCGTGTAATCGTCCATCGGGGTCAGAGTGATGTAAAGGCGATTCGCGCCGCTGGCGTTACGCGGCAGGGCCATACGGAGTGTGTTACCGTCCGAAACAAAGTTCTTGGCCCCGGTCATCATAACGAATCCCGGCCCGCCCAGCTGATTGAGAATAGTAGTTGCAATGCTCATGGTGAAACCCTCCTGTTAAATGTCCTCAACCTGTACACTCTTGATGCTGCCCTCGATAAAGCCGCGTCCACGCAGATGCTCACAACTCCAGCAGAAACCGATTGCCCGTTCCCGCATGGTGTAGGCGGCTGCGGCTTTACGGTTTTCGTTGAATGCTACCCGGATTTCCTCTGCCCGGTCATCGTCCAGCAGGATGGACGCGCAAGCTTCGCCAATCTCGCCATTGATGCCGTGCTTCATATCCTTGGAATCGTAAGTAAAGATTACCTTTTTCATTGTTTTGCCCTCCTCAGTGCAGCTGGGCGCTGTGCTGGTTGTAGGTGACGGTATACACGCCGCTCTGCTTGGCGATCTGGATGTTGCTCACCACGACACGCTTCAGGCCGAACTTCCGGCGAACGAATTCCTTGACCAGCGGAGAAGCCTTTTCTGGAAGGTGCTTCTTGATGCGGCAGTCACGGCGGCAGTAGCGCTCGAAGCGCTTTTCATTGGCTGCGGTGGCCTCCTCTCGCGTTCCGTAGAACACGGAATCGTCGCGGTTGCTGCTCAGCTTGTAGAACTTCTCGCAGGAGATGACATCCAACCGGTTGTTCCAGATGACATCGCCGCGCTGGTTATCGTTGGGATTGACGTTGTCAGCGGCGATGCCGACCACGAGCTTCAGACCTTCCAGCTGGTTGTAATCTTCCCATTCGGTGAAGCTGTCCAGCAGAACGCGGACAATCTGCTTACCGTCGGTCAGGTCGATGTGAGCGATCTCGCCCTGACTGCCGGACATCGAAGCGGTGTTGATGATATAGCCCTGTGCGATGTAGCTGCTGACAGTCTCGGTGAACTTGCGGTTGATATCGATGTACTTCATTGTGTTACCCTCTTGTCTTTCTGGCCTTACTCTGATAAAATAGAGGGCGGCCGGGGTAAGGCTCCCGGCTCGCCGTTGTTTCGGTGTTGAAGATCAGTTGCTTTGGACGGTGGCTGGTCTTCTTTTTTTTATTCCTCCATGATTTTCTTGACGCTCTCTCTAAGCTCTTCCAGCGTGTCGCACTTCTCGATGAGTTCGAGGATTGCTTTGAGCAACGCCTTGGTTACGTTCATGTCTTCCATTCACCTCACTCCTTTCCGTAAGGGGCTTTCGCTCTCTGCCTTACATCTACATTGTACACCTTTTCGGTTTACTTGTCAATAGTTTTGATAAACTTTTTTGATTTACTTTGAAATAAAAGAGGTTGACAAGTAATTGATTTTGGTGTACTCTATACATGAAAGGAGTGGATGAACACATGACAGTGTCGGACATCATCAAGGGGCTGCTTTCCATGACAGGGAAGAAGCAGACAGATCTGGCTGAAGTCCTCGGTATGAGCAGCAAGCAGGCAATGAGCAACAAGGTGCGCATGAACCGCTGGTCGGCGGATGACCTTATCAAGGCAGCAGAACTGTGCGGCGGCAAGGTTGCAATCATCATGCCGGATGGGCAGACCATCCAGCTGCGCAATGATGAAGATGAAAAAAGCCCGGACGAATAAACGTCCGGGCAGGGGAGATGTGCTTACTTTTTGCGGCTCTTGCTCACCGTTTTCGGGATTCGCCGGACCTCTTTTACTCTGCGCACCTCATTCGGCTCATAAATAAGTAAGTCGCTGAGTGTGCAGTCCAGGGCTTCACAGATAAGGTCGAGGTCATCCAGATTGACCCGATCGGAGAAGTCATGGTACATTTCGTTGATGGTCTGGCTGCGGATCCCGGTGGCGCGAGCAAGTTCACTCTGCGTCATCCGCCGTTCGCCAAGGCGGGTGGACAGCATAATCCTAATCATAGCCTGTATCTCCTTTGCCAAGAATTTTACCGATTTGAAACCGGCTTGTCAGGATTTTGGCAGAAAAATACAGAATATGGCAAATTAGAACGAAATACGGAAAACTGAAACGAAAAAAGGCCCGGAACCTGCGTGTGTAACGCAAGGCTCCGGGCCTTTTTCAATGCCGATTAGTGAGCGTCGGTTTTCTATCGACTGTTGGAAGAGGACAAAGCAAAACGAACACAGAACCCACCATGCAGATGGAACTGTGTTCGCCTAGCTCTCTAATGGTTGGGGATGAGAGAATCGAACTCCCACAAGTAGAGTCAGAGTCTACCGCACTACCACTATGCAAATCCCCAATATTCTGTTGTGTTTTGCGGGGTGAGCCGCTCAACGTGTGCTATTATACGGGAAAAGCCCGGAGTTGTCAAGCATATTTTTGAAAAAAGTTGTACTTTTTTGGAAAATGCCGCAGCAGCGCCGGATAATCTATGCCGGAGCGCTGCCACGCTTCGGCAGGTTCTGCGCACCGCACCGCCTATACTGGAAGGTACAAAACCTTACAAAGCACCAGAAGGAGGATGCCT